GCTGGGGGATGGGGCGCGGGCCGCTTGCCAGACCTCGAAAGCAAAGATTGCCGCGTGGTCGCTGTCGCTGCCGGCAGGTACGCGCTTGGCCCACCATGCTTTAAACAGCGCCCGCTCGTCCGCCTGCTCCCCCACGCTAGGCTGTGGTGCGGTTGCCTGAGGGGCCGCGTAGAGCGGCCACACTGGGTTCGATGTCATCGGGGCGCACATCGTGTGGATGCGCGAACTGTAGAGCATCGACCAAGCAACGTTCCTCGGGTCTTGCCCGCGCGCGCTCGGCTCGGCCTCAAGCCACGCAACCGGCTCTGCCTGCCCGGCGGCGCGAGCCTGGGCGATCAGCGATACGTGCTCCTCGTACCGCACATAGAGGCCGTTCGACGTCGGGTTCATCAGGCCGGCGATATTGTTGAAACGTTGCGGTTGCTCTGCGCTCAGCGGCGCTGCGGTGGGGGTGGTGGTCATGCTGCGTTCTCCATGAAAAGTTGTTCTTGTATCGGGGCGGCCTCACGAGCCCAGAAGGTCGGCGACTGAAATGCCTCGATGCGCTCACGCAGAATTTGGGCGCGCGCTTCCTTGTTGGCTGGCAAATACGTTCCCTTCCACTTCTGATCGATGCCGACGTTCTGCGCTATGTTCGTGCTGTCGGCACTGGCGAACGGGAACCGGGTGAATACGTCAGGGTTCAGCATGCGCAGGCCGTGCAGCTTGCACACTGGGCGGCCTGCCCGGTCGCACACCACGCCCATCGCCTCGGCCATGCGGTTCCACCATGCCAGCGTACCGATGGCAGCGAAGTTGCCGGAGCTTCCAAGACAGATGCGCGGCCATGCCACTGCGAGCCGCTCCAGGCGCTCCAGCGATTCGTGCAGGTGCCAGACCGGGGCCCCAACATGCGGGGCAATCTCGCGCCACGGCCATTCAGTCAGCAGCGCATCGTTGGCGGCTTCGTCGCCATCAATGACATCCGGGATTACTGCAAAATCGAACTGCGGGTAGCGGTGCAACTCAGCGACCCATTCGTAGAATGGCTGCCAGTCGGTGATAGGCTCGCCAGATTTCCATGCCGAGAATGCCCCGTTGTCTACTGCGATGCTCGATGCGCATTCCAATGCCAGCGCGAGCTGGTCAGGCCGGTGGAACGAAACGAACGCGTGCCCGCCGCCGATGGCGCGCGCCGCAGCGGTGTTCGGCCAGATCGGCAGTCCGTGGTACGCGATCATCCGGCCTCCCGCAGGGTTTCGATGTCCACGCCGTGGTGGTGCGCACGCAGCACCTGCCGGCCGCCGAAGCGGCGGTGAAGTTCATCCGCGATTTGCTCATGGAAGCCGCGCTTGATGAGCGCCGTTGCTGTCACAATGTGCTCGACCTGAATCATGCGCTCTGCCGGTACCTCGACGGTCAGGTCGTAGATGATGGCTTCGCCGTTGTTCGGGCAGGTTGCTACAAAGATGCGGTTGTACTTGTTCATGCTTCGTCGCCTTTCTCGCCCAAGGCGCCCTGCTGATCGGCTGCCTTGATGGCGCGGACAGCGGCACCGACCTTCGTCATGTACCCGGGGCGCTGCTCAAAAGTCGCTTCGATAGCATCCCGCACGATGGCTGGCACCTCGGATGGATTGAGTGCTGGAGCGGCGAGGCAGCCGTCGATGTAGGCGATGAACTTCTGCCACTTTTCGACTACCTGCGCTGCCGCGTCGTCTTGCCAGTAGTCGCGTGCGCGCATCCAGTCACCCAACAGGTTATGGAACTGCGCATAGTCTTCGATGCTGCCTACTGGCTTCGCGGCACCCGCCGTGCTCGGGTTATCTTGTTCGCTCATTTCGTCTTCCTATAAGTTTTTGTGAGGGTGCCGTTGACCATGTGGCCACGGCGAAGCACTGCTTTTGCGACCTTGGCCCGATCCGCGTGACTGCTGCTGGACTGGCGCAGCAGGCCGAAGTAGCTGTTTGCGGCCTGGTGAACAGTGTCGGCATCCATCGTGCGCAGCCGGTCGACCGCCTGGCGCACCGTGCGCCGGCGCGGCCGCGTATGGAATGGCCGGATCACATGCCCGACGAAGTCGATGCCACGGGCCGCCGGCTGCAGGATCGTCTTGGTCGGGTTAAGCCGTGCGCCGAGGCGCGCTGGAAGAAACGCATCGATGTCAGCCAGGGCCTGATTCAGCCACTGCGGCGACTCGTGGAGGAGCACGAAGTCGTCGACATAGCGCACGTAGTGTCGGGCGTGCACGCGATGCTTGACGTGCTGGTCGAGCGCGTCGAGATAGATGTTTGCGAAGAACTGCGACGACAGATTCCCGATCGGCAGCCCCAGATGGGACGGCTGGTGTCCGAGACGCTTATGCGCTGGCACGCGCTCGAGAAGGGTGGAATCGCCGCGCAGCTCGAAATTCTGGCGTGGATCGTGGAAAAGGATCGTGCTGGCCAGCCACTGCCACCACGGCTCAGTCACGCGCGCGGCGATCTGCTCCCACAAGACGTTCTTGTCGATCGAGACGAAGAAATTCGCCAGGTCGCATTTAAGGTAGTAGAGGGGACGACTCCAGTTCTCCGATGCGCTGCGCACCTTTGCTTCGAGGCGGCGGGCTGCGTAAAGCGTACCGCGACCAGGGATGCAGGCGCAGGTGTCTTGAATGAACGAGGCGTAGAAGCGCGGCGCGATGCGGTTGTACAGGAGGTGATGCGCGATGCGATCGCGAAACTCCGCAGCCCAGACCTCGCGCGGCTTCGGCCGCGTGATGACGAAGCAGATCGAGCGGCCCGGGCGATAGCTGCCGTCGAGAAGTTCGTCGCGCAACTGCGCAAGGTTGCGCTCTTGGTCTTGTTCAAACGCCGCGGCGCTGGCGGAGTTGCGTTTGGTGTGCCGGCAATCCAGATAGGCTTGGACAAGCTCGGCGAAAGAAAAGTCAGCATGGTGGCGACCGGGATAATCTGCGGACGGCGCGGGCGCGCAACTCGGCCGACTTGTTGTTGTTGTTCTGGTTGCCGTTGTTGAAGTTCTGGTTCCAGGCATATTCATCGTTGGAAGCGTGCTGCGTGTGTTCGTGCTATTCACGTCGCTCTGCCGAAGGCCGTAACCGATCAGCGAAGAAACTGCGCCAGACGGACCCGAACTATGTCGGGCGGTATCTGCGATGCGCATTGCGGTGGCCTTATGAGCCAGCGGCACGACCAGATTAAAAAATCGCTCAGTCATGGCAGCCTTGACTACCTTGAAGCGGGCGATGCGGAACGGCGCCATCCATTCGCTTGCTTGCCGACGCTGGTCGTCAGCTCGACGGCCGCGGCATACTGCTTAGTCGAGATCAGGCGCTTATCGCGCGCGAGACGAATCAGCAGCTCGGCCACCTGCAGGCGTTCGATCAATTCTTGCAGGTGGCGCGACTTATCCGACGCGACGTTCGCGCGGAAGATCAGGACAACGATCTCGACGACTTCGTGACTGATCTTCCCGCCGATCGATACCTTGAAATCACGAGGCATGTTCTTGGCGAGATCAGTGACGACGTCGAGAAGGTCGTAGGCCACTTTGTAGATCGGCAGTTGCGTATGGAGTGCCATGCTGAAAAAGACTAAAAAAAGGACTAAATTACTGAATAGTCAATCTGCGGACGGCGCGGGCGCGCAACTCGGCCGACTTGTAGTAGTCGTACTGGAGGCCGTTGGTGAAGACCTGGTTCCAGGCACAGTCATCGTAGGAAGCGTGCTGCTCGCTGGACCAGTAGTAGCGCTCTTCGAACTGACCCTTCAGGTTCGCGAACAGCAGCGCCTGCTCTTGACGGGTCGGCAGATTACCGCCGGCCTTTTCCGCGAATTCCTTGGCCTGCGCCCAGGTGACGTCGTCCGTGTCGCCCGGCAGCAGAATCAGGTGATGCGAAGGCGCGCCGTCCGCGCCGAGGATGACGCCTGCATAGTGCTCGCCCGCCTGCAGTTCGATCTGCGCGGCGGCGAGCGTGAAGCTGCGCGGCGCCTGGGATTTGAAGGCGGCGATCATGTCGACGATGTTCTTGTGTGCGACTTCGATTTCTTCGAGGGTAATGTTGCTCATCGGTAGCTCCGAATAATTGATAAATTATTAAATTGGGAATCTGCGGACGGCGCGGGCGCGCAACTCGGCCGACTTGTCGTTGACGTCCTGGCGGCCGTAGTAGAAGTTCTGGCCCCAGGCATAACCATCGTAGGAAGCGTGCTGCGTGCTCGACCAGTACCATTCATCGGCGAACGCTTCGGCGCCGCCCGCGACAAAGTCGGCCAGCTCCGTGATGGCAGGAACGTCGCTGCTGTAGGCATGCGTCGGTGGCACGGCCGAAGCGTTCACGCCGGAGCGGCCGTGCAGGTAGTTGTCGCGGCCAGTCGGCTTGAACGCGCGGTACAGAATTTCCAGTTCATCCTGGCTCGGCAGGTACCAGTCCGAATGGCCGGCGATGCTCAGGCCCAGCGCCCATTCCGCCAGCTCGCTGCCGGCAGCGGCCATCGCCTTCGTGTTCGCCAGGCCATCGGCATAGCTGTCCGCGCCCTCGACACGATCGTCCGAATCGAGCCAGCTGGCTTCTTCGCGCTCGCCCTCGGCCTTCGGCGCGACGATCAGCGCATAGGGCGCGCCTTCGATCAGTATGCGGCCGGCGTAGAAGCCGCCTTCGAATGCGGCGCCGATCGCGGCCGGGATCTGGTTCTGGTTGTTCATGACTTCTCCTTGTTGTAATTGCTGCAGTTGGGTGGTTGCGGCGCTTTCGCCCCAGTTCAGCGGGCCGTCGGCTCGCTTGTCGTCGACGCGTCGCGCCGGCGTGCTTTCGTTCTCGATCGACATGGGCTTCTCCGGTTACTTCGGTTCTTCGGTTGTCTTTGGCTTGCCCTTGGGGAGCAGGTCAATCGCATCCAGATCGCTGTAGTAGCGCCGCGAGGTGCAGTTGTCGCGATAGGTCTGCATAGCCTTGCGGTCTTCCGGCGTCAGGTTCTGGCTATCGCCGAAGTTGCGGCGGACGCGGCGCTTCCTCATCCCCTCGCCTCGCCGCCAAGAGCTTCGACCAGGTCGGCAAGGAGCTTTGCCAGCTCGCCGGACATCAAGGCAAAGTCGCTGTCGAAGCGTTCGTCGCTGCTGTGGGTGATGGAATCGTTTTCCCTCAGGACGTCGAGCGGCTTGATGCTCTTGATCGCCAGCTGCTCGGTCAGGACGAGCGAAATGCGGCTGTTCCAGGTCAGGGCCAGACGGGTGCACTGCTTGCCGGCGGCGATGTGCGCGCCGACGTCACCAGGTTCCAGCGTGTGGCGCACGTAGCGAACGGCCGCCTTGCTCTCGCCAGTGGCGCGCAGCTCGGCATCCTTGTCGATCGTGAAGTTGTACGGCGCCTCGTCCGATTCCAGCCAGCCGGTCATTGCCGCGACTGGCGACGATTGCACGCGCAGCGATTCCAGTGGCATGCGGTCGACCGCCTTCAGCAGCTGCTTGACCACGTCGTCGGCCTTCGATGAGCTGGCCGCGTCGACAACGAGCCATCCGTGTTCTGGATCGATCCAGACATTCGTGTGCGAGGTGACAGCGAACGCGCGCGGCAGCATCTCGTCGGCGGCGCGCTCCTTCAATTCCTTCATCGCCTTTTTGCCCGGGCGGAAGCCTTGCTGTTCTTCCAGCGCGTCTGCCATCGCTTTCGCGGCTTCCATGACGGCTTTGGCCGGCAGGATCTTCTTTTGCGAAGCCAGGCGCAGCAGGAACTGCCCGTTCACGGCGTGCACGAGTTGGCCGTTCTCGCGCGGCGAGGCCCAGCCTTGGCGCAGGAGTTCGTTGCTCGATGCGGGCGCAAAGGCTTGCGAGCCGAGGGCATCAGCCAGGGCTGCGGCGGTCATCGGCCATGGAACCGGCAGGCGGTAGAGCTGGAGATTCTTGAAAAACATCTTGAGTTCCTTGTTGATGCGCGCTTGGCGCAGTTATTTCGCGAACAGGACTGCTTCGGACAGGTCGTCGTAGCGTTGCGCTTCGGCGACGAGAACGAGGAAGGCCATGACGAAGACCAGGCCGGCAGCGATACGACGGATCATTGCGTCACCGCGTGACTGGTGGAGATGATGTAGGCGAGCAGCAGTGCCGCGCCGCAGGTGATCACGTAGCCGAACACGCGATAGGCGATGTCGTAGCGGCTCATTGCGGCAGTTCCGGGGCGAAGCAAAGCGCAGCGCACATCACCAGCACGGCCAGAGCCAGCATCAATCCGCCGTGGCGGTCGGTGTCTTCGATACGGTGCAGCAGCAAGAGGCGGATCATCGTTTTCTCCGGGTGGTTGATGGCTTGTGATTCAGGCGCTCTCGCGCGCTTCGGTGCACACGTTGATCGCCGCCCGCACGATCGCAGCCCAGACGGCCGCATCGTTACTCGGGTGATCAGCGAAAGACTCGGTAGCGTTGCGCCGGCGATTGCCGTTGCCGACCGAGACGGTGCCTTCTTCGAGATCCTGGTGGATGCTCAGGCCCAGCAGCGACACCAGTTCGCCGGCCGCGGTCCAGCTGCGGCGCCAGAACGGCGGGGCCATGAAGGGCGTGGTCCGCGCATCGCGCGATTCGAAGCGGTAGTTCTTTGTAGGTGCTGCCTGCAGCGGCGAAATGCGCGTCACATCGCTTGGCGCCACGTAGCGGCGGCGGAAGAACTCCGGATGCACGCTGGCCAGCTCGATTTCGTCGGCGAACACCTGCCCGAGGTATTCGGCATCCCATTGCTTACGCGCGCCGGTCATGCTGCACCTGCAGCGGCGAGGGCGGCGGACGTGGCCTTGCACGTCTCGCACAGTTCGGCGTGATGCGGCAGGAAGCGCTGGTGATCGTCCGCCTGCAGCTTCAGCGCCGCGACCAGCTGTTGCGTCAGCGCTTTCTCGCGTACCAGGTCTTCGCACACTTCGTTGCCTGCAACGACAACCATGTCGCAGCTTTCCTTCGTTGCGTCCAGGCTTGCTTGCAGCTGCACGAGCTTGTCGTCTGCATGCGCCAGAGCGCGGTTTGCGGCCGGCGAGCACAGCACATTCGCCAGGCGCTCTACAGCTTCGTGCCGATCGCCGCCGCGCGCAGCTGCCGCCAGCAGGATCTTCTGAGCCTCGATCACGTAATGCGTAAGTGGGTTGGTGGTGCTCATCGTGCTCTCCAATTTCAGCAGCATCAGGTGCTGTGCTCGCTTCGTTGGAGACTACTTTACCAATAAGATAAACAGGTCGCAAGAACTATTTATCAAAAAGATTAAGTTGGTGTTAGAATTGCCCTCGTCAGCCGAACTCGGCCGATCGCAAGCCTGGAGCAGGGAGGGGAACTCCGACGCAGAAGGGCCCGGAGACGAGCCGAGCTGACGGAATCAGCCGCTTCACTCGTCGGGAACCGCCGGCAGGGGTGAGGGGATAGGCGTACTGTGGGGATGGTCTGAGATACGCACAGGGGCAGCGAAGTTAGCACCTCTGGACCGGCAAGGCTGACGAGTCGTAGTAGACGGCGTACCGATCTAATACGTAAAGACCCAGCTATCAGAGGAAAGCTGAGTCTTCGTCCCAGCCCCCGATAGCCCTAAACCCCGACAGGGGTTGAAGTTGGAGGGTTGAGTAGATACTGCAGTAAGCAGTACCTTTTGATAGCTTTGTTAGTACCTATACAAGGCGCAGAACAAAAAAAGGCCGGAAAAATGCCGGAAAAATTGACCCTGTCGGTCTACCTAGTGCAGCGAGGGAAGAAGGCGAAGGCCCTGACGAAGATCGAGGCCCTGGTATTCGGCATCCCGTTCCCACTGCAGGCCGGCTGGCCGCGACGGTATGGCGCCGTGGAGATCACGCGCGACATGGTTGTGGAGGTCGAGCGCAGGGTTGAGCTGAAAGGGCTGTCAGCAGAAAAAGCGCCGCGGCAAAGTGCCAAGCGAACTGTCGTCAGCAATGCCAAGAGAAAATCGGCCCCGCCAGCAGCTGGGCCGGCGCTGCCGGTAAGCCGAATTAATCCGGCGCTGTTCCCCGGCTTCGTACTGCGACACGCCAAGCGTTACCGCTCGCGCAAGTCGGCGCCACGAGCCTAATTGAGGCTGGAAATTGAAAGGCGGGGCGACAACTGCGCTGCAAACTTCAAGGTAACCCTAGGCGCCGAGTTGCCTCAGCCTTTGCCCACTCGAGAAGAACGCTGAAGGCTACTCCGCCAGCCGGCTTGATGACAGTTTCCTTGGCCTTCGCCCATAGGCTGTCGTCCTTGATCGAATCGAGGAAATCATGCCCGGCCCAAGTCAAGCCTGTAACGTTTGCCCGTTTGTTTCCCGAAAGTGGCGCATGAATCGTCCCGTCCAATAGACCGGCCTCAACCAATAGAACTATGTGGGTGACCACAACGTCGCTTTCGACGGAGTCATAGGTGAAGCTTTGGGCGCGCGTACCTGGCGGCATAGATTCGACATCCCGAAGGATCATCCTAACCAGATCAAAATCACGCTTCATGTGTTCTTCCTATTTGGCTGAAGCCAGTTCATTACAGGCGTATCGCGCTGCAATATTGGAATGTTTGAGGTCTAGCGGCTATTCATACCTCGCGCTCTTTCATAAGCACGAAAGCGTAAAAAAGTCCGAGCTGAGCCGACTAAGCCCTTATGTCAAACTCCCTCAAACTGCTTATCTCGTCGAGAGTGATCACTGTGGCTGCACTGCCCAGGAAGTTAGCTGCCCGTCCGAACTCAAGAGGTGTTGCGCCCTTTTCGATCACTGCAACACGATTGTTAACTTCTGAAGCAACTTTGACGTCAAATAGTTTGCCGTGGAATTCGTAGACCGTAGGCCAGCTAATTTTGTCGTTTTCGAGTGCGACTGGTTGAATGAAAATTGGCTGCCTGGTACGGGCACTTGAGACTGCAGCTGGAAACTCGATCGTATGCCCACTCGCTCCCTGAACTTTTGCTTGCCTTATTACTCTCTCCATTCCCAACTGAGCCTCAAGCTCTTGGACAACGATAGCCTGGAACTTTGCTTGCGCGAACCTTGGCTGCCAAGATTTGACCTTGAATGACAGCGCTAGAGCAAGCTTGGCCGCATCCCAAAGTGCCTTCGGGAGGGCGCTCATCGGTCCACTCGACTCAATGCTCCAGTCATCGCCGAAGGAAGCAAGAGACACGCCGCTGGTTTGGTTGAGAGAGTCGAGCCTGTTTTTTCTCAGGACGGCGCCCATCTGCTCAGCGTACATCGCGGTTTCGCATGCGTCAGTTAGGTAGAAACTGTCCGCGCTGGGTTGCGCGATGTAAAAAGCCACATGCTGGCCGGCCTCTCCAAGCGTGAACGGCGCGATCGCACGAATGGATGCATCCCCAGAGGGGAGGCACTGCCAGCTAGTTATCGATGCTAGGGTGGCGCAGTTCATATGAGTTGCTCGGTTTTGCCCTTAAGCGGGTGTGCAAACGGTCCGTTTAGCAAGAGGTTAACACGTTCGCAGAATTTATCAATCGTTGTTCCTAGCTCGAGAAGAGGTGGGTCGATTGGCTCAACATAGTCGTCTGCTGCGACTGTCCAGATGTGTTCGTGAGTTACCGAACTCACAGTGACGCCAGAGTATGGCAGGCCCGGAATAACGGCGTTCGTGTGAGCCTGTCCCGGCTTCGTATCGATCGCGTAAACGCGATGATTGCGAATCCAAATCGATACGTAGAATGCCTCTGGGATCTCTATGGTCGAGGCACCTCTGCGATCGATAGCTCGGGCGCGATACTGCGCACGGAACTCCACCTCATCTGAAATTGTTGTCCCGAGGTAGCAAAAGCTTTGAAACTTGGCCCAGCCAGAAGCTTTTTTGCTTGGGCTGCTAACCCACTCCATCTCGCGAACAAGCAGTTTTTTCAGCAGTATGAAAGTATCGACGTCTTCTTTGTTCGGCTTCGCTAGCGCCACTTTAGAGCCCTTTCAGCCGGCATCTAATGCGTGCCGTTTCGCACAAGAATGATACCGTTCTAAAATGGCAAAAGACTCTCCAATTCTCACGGAGAGCCCGGCGCATTGGCATTCTTTACGCCGGCGGTCGCTGTAGCTGCGCAGTCATCTTTTCGTAAGTGACGATGGATCGCTGCAAGTTCGCGCGTTCCCTGGCGTTAATTTCATGATCGTCTCTCCGGTTGCGGCCGGTGAAGCGAATTGTGGCGGCTTTTGCGCCCGCGATCGCTTTGAGTGCGGCCAGCTCCTGCGCCTCAACAGGGATGTCCGAAACTTCCCATACCTGGCGCCCGGAATTGTCGCGTTTGATGCTCTGGCTCTTAAATTCGCGCTCGTAGACGATCTTGTCGTCTGCCATGACCTTGATCTGGCTATAGAAGATCCATCGCTCGCCCAGGTACGTGGAGCGCATGCGAAGCGTCGGAAGTTCTTTGTCCGGGAGCGCAACATAGGCTTCGAAGCTGGACGTCGTGCGCTGCAGCCCCTTGGGCGAGTAGAACGTCACGCCCTCCATCTTGTCCCGGTTCTGGTCCATGCCTTTGGTGAGCGCCGCGACAATCGGCTTTCGCTCTTCGCCGGTGACAACCTTTGGCGCAGACTTTGCCGCGGGTTGGACGGTAGCGCTCGCTTCGGGCGCAGATGGCGACGATTGACCGCAACCCGTTAGCCAGGTTAGCAGGGTAAGGCAGAGTAGCTTTTTCATTGTTCTACATAAGCGGCATCAAGGCGTGCCGTAGCGCCTAATCGTCGAGTTAAGCCGATGGCTCTGCCAACTCGCTCCACTCCACGTCATCGGCCGATGCAATTAGCTCGAAGAGCGGGCGCTCCGAATCGAACCGGGCGTATGCGCGCGCCGTGCGCCAGGACGTATCGTCCGGAGCGACCAGCATCGCCGGCAGGTGAAACTTGTCTTGCAGATGCTCGAGCAAGTCAGGCGCATGCCGCCCGCCAAGCTGCCATCGTTCCACTACTGCTACCACCATACGCTCCCCGCGTAACCGCAAAACCGAATACAGCATTACAACCTTTCACTTTCCTTGCGGACGACCCGTCCGACGATGATGCAGTCGCTTCCTTTACAGATGCGACGATAGAATTTCCGCTGGTCCGCATGATCCGATGTCAGCCACCACTGCCCGGCGTCGCGAGTCAGGCGCTTTACCACGGGCTCGCCCTCATAATTGATGGCATAGATAACCCCATCGACCGGGCGCACATCTGCGGTATTCACGACAACCAGGTCGTCTTCGTACAGCGTGGGCTCCATACTTTCGCCCTTGACGTGAATCGCAATCAGCGCCTGGCGGTTGTAATTGTTGCGCTCGATCCACCCCGTTGGAACTGTGGTGGTCGAGCCATCGAAGCGCTCCGGCTCAACGTCAAATCCGCTAATCCCCGCTGATAGCCGCAACTTCACTTTCGGGATATGGGTAAGAGACGGGTCATCTTCCCCGACAGCCCGAACGGGCATAGCGCCCGGCAGCAAGCGGAGCACCTCTTCCATCGTTCTCTCGGCGGCCGTTGGTTCGGCGGATGGGGGAGCGCTATTTGGGTCGTCGGCAGGCGCTGGAGGCGTTTGGTTGTTCTCCTTTGCCGCTGCGAACTCGGGGTGCTCTTCATCTAGCCAGCCCTCCGGTAGGTGGTGGGCCTGCTCTATCCGCCGGGCGATGGAATTCCCGATGTTCTTCTTGGGGTTCGGTCCGATGATCTGACTTACCTGTGATGCTTCCATCTGCAGGAGGCGTGCGAAGGCCGACTTCCCTCCCAAGCCATTAGCCAGCCTGCGCGCATTCTCGCGCCGAATTTCTTCTCTACTCATCAGGTCATCATCGCTGGTTTTATCAATACGATAAACAACCAAAAAGATAAAATTCTGCTTGTGAGCACTTTATCTTTTTGGTAAAGTAGGTCGCATGGACATGAAAACTTACCTGCAGCAGGCCACCCCAGAAGAGAGGGAGGCGCTGGCAATCGCCGTGAAGTCTTCGGTCGGCTATTTCTACCTGATCGGCGGCGGCCATCGTCGCGCTTCGCCGGGCTTGTGTAAGCGCCTTGTGGCAGCCGAGCCGAAGCTCACCCTATCAGGGCTGCGTCCTGACATTTGGGCTGAATCTCACCCTTCCGGCGAGCAGAGCCCCATGCGACGCGCAACGGATTACGGCGGCGTGGGCGGTGAAGAGGGTGGTTGAGCTTGGCATTTTTTAGGCCTGGTTCTTGTTGTTGTTCAGTGTTGTCAGATTAGCTTTCCAAAAGGAAAAAGTCATGAGGAACGAACCTCAAACCTTGATCGGCGTGATCCGCAGTGCCATCAACGGCTGGCGTAAGGCGCAGAACTGGAGTCGCGAGACGGCTGCGCAGAGGATCGTCGAGGCGCATGCCGAGCTGGGCGCGGAGAAGGTCACAGGTGTGAGCTTCGATCTCCCGGGTCGCGACGCCTTCAGCCAAGCGAAGGTCCACGGTGAGCGCATCTTCCGCTGGCTCGACGACGAGACGAAGGATTCCACTCTGCTTCCCGCAAACCTGTTGCCTTCCGTCCTGGCCGCACTGCCGATGGATCAGCGCCTGCACTGCCTGAACGAGATGTTTGGCGCGCTGGGCGTCGAGGTGCGCTGCGCCGACACGGCGGCACCTGGCGAGTTCGATACCTCGACGCACTTGCGCAACCTGATCAAAGAGAGCTCTGAAGCGCAAATGGCTCTGGTGTCGATTGGCGCGAACCCGTCGCCGCCCGCGCTGCGCAATGCGCTCAAGGAAGTGCGCGAGGAGCGGGAGGCCGCCAGTTCGGCTGAGCGCGCGCTTGAAGCTGCCCTGGCTAGCAGCGACGTCGATTCGATTGTCACCTCGATCCGTCTTTCGAAGTAAGCAGCGCCCAGGCGGCGGGGGATGCCGCCACCAATAAAACGAGCACAGGGGATTGACTTGAACAACGTACCGAAGCTGCTGGACACGCTGCGCGAGCGAAACAAGATCAAGAGCGATGCGGCACTGGCCCGGGAGTTGGACGTGGTTCCGAGTGTGATCAGCAAGTTGCGTGGTGGCGGGGAGCTGGGCCCGACCCTCATTTTGCGCATCCACGAGTACCTCGGCATGTCGGTAACCGAGATACGCGAGCTGGCGAAATGACACCAGCTTCCCACCGATAACAGGATAACCCGGCGAGGGTCACGAAGACTGCGCCAGATCAGAGAAGGAGAGTAGATGGATCAAGCGAAGGAAAGCGCGCCACCGGCGGCAAAGCATGACGAGCAGGAGCCGCCGCACGTGATGTGCCGCGAGAAGTGGGATCGCATCCAGGCCGAGGCCGAGGCGAAGAATCAGAAATAAGAAAGCCCGGTTGCAGCCGGGCTCCGTGAAGCAAATCTCAAGAGAGGATCGAATGATAACAGCAAATTCCACGCTGGCGGTGCACGCCGGTGAAGAGCGTTCTGCGCTTGCGGCGGTACCTCGGCAATATTGGTTCACCAACCATCCCGAGTATGACGGCAAGTCTGTCGCTGAGCTGGTCGTCGCGAACGAACGCGCCAATTTCGCGATGCGCGCGGGCGACGTGGTCTATGTCGCCGAAATCCGTCGCCACGTCTTGACTGACGACGATTTGAATGCAGCTGCACACGCCGTGATTCGAGGTGTGGCATGAAGATTATCGTGACTGGTGACCTTTACATCGAGGAGGTCGACGCGGAGCCATTCGAGATCACTGGTAGTGACGAGCAGTTCGCCGTGCATGAGGCGATTGGCTCCGACCCCGCCCTGCGTGGTCTTTTCACCGCCTCACATGTGGCAACTGGCTTGGCCATTGGGCGCGGCGATACTCCGGCGTTTGCGATCGCCGATGCCCGCCAGACTTGGGCCGCCAAGACATCCCAACAACGAGCGGAGGCGGTCATCAACGGGATGGGGGTGCGGTCGACGCTGCATCTTGAAAAGCGCAAGGCGGCCCAATGACCCGCGCCCGCCATGTAACCCCATGCCACACCGCTGGCCGCATCGAGAAGATCTGTGCCTTGGTCCTGGCCTTCCGCGCCCGCGGCGCGATGACGCGCTCTGAAATCGGCGACGTTCTCCAGATGGGACCATCCGGGGTGCGCAAGTACCTGATCGATCTGGGCGAGAAAGTCACTTTCGGATCCGTCGGCGGCGTACAGCTGTGCCGCCTGACGCTCGGCGCGGAAGAGGCCGCCGAATATGTCACCCAACTGACGCGTGAAGCCGCCGGACGCCCGCGCCCGGGCCGCGCATCCGACTTCGACATCGCCAAGCGCGATCCGGCGCGCCACTTCCACATCTTGGACGACGACGAGCATTACCCGATCCGTATGCGCCGCGACCAGGTCGTGCGCGATCCGCTGGTGGCGGCGCTGTTCGGCGCCGGCGGCAATAGCACGGAGGCGCGTGTATGAAGCGAGACCTCATGACGTTGGGTCTCGACCTGGGCCACGAACTCATCATCGATAATTTCGCCGGCGGAGGTGGCGCATCGGAGGGGATTGAGCAGGCTTTCGGCCGCGCCGTTGATGTCGCGATCAATCACGACGGGGAGGCCCTGGCAATGCACGAGGCCAATCATCCGGCGACGGCGCACTACCGCGAGGACGTGTTTGCCATTCACCCGGGCTTCGTGACCCGCAACCGTCCGATCGGCCTCGCTTGGTTTAGCCCGGATTGCAAGCATCACAGCAAGGCAAAAGGCGGGAAGCCTCGCGAGAAGAAGATCCGTGGCCTCGCATGGGTGACGCTCAAGTGGGGAGCCTTCCAAAAGCCGCGGTGCATCGCTTTGGAGAACGTCGAGGAGTTCAAGGATTGGGGCCCACTCGATGACCAGGGCAAGCCGATTCCTTCCGAGAAGGGGCGAACCTTTCGCGCGTTCATCGCCGCGCTGTCGACAGGCCTGCCGAAAGGCCATCCTGACGAGCGTGAAATATTCGACGCGCTGGGCGCTGACTTCCCGATGGAGCGTCTCTACGCCGGGCTTGGATATAACGTCGAGTATCGCATTCTGCACGCGTTCAAGCACAAAACCCCGACTACCAGAAAGCGCTTGTTCGTATTTGCGCGGCGCGATGGACTTCCGATTCGCTGGCCGGAGCCGACCCATGGTGACCCTCGGGCGCCTGGCTTCGCAAAGAGTGGCTTGCTCCCCTGGCTTACTGCCGCCGAATGCATCGACTGGTCGATCCCTTGCCCAAGTATTTTCGGCCGCCCACGGCCACTGGCAGAGAAGACCATGGCGCGTATCGCCAAGGGTCTGCGCAAATACGTCTTCCAGTGCGACGACCCGTACATCGTGAAGCGCGACGCGATGGGCGCGCCGTTCATTACCGAGCACGCCAACGGATCGACGCAGCGCGTCTTTGATGTCAATGAGCCGCTGCGCACTCAGTGTGCCGAAATCAAGGGTGGGCACTTCGCCTTGGTCTGCGCCTTTCTGGCGAAGCACTACGGCGGACACGAAACGCCAGGCGCATCGGTCAACACTCCATTCAGTACGGTCACTTCGGTCGATCATCATGCCCTTGTTGCGTCGCACCTGGTCAAGTTGCGCAACAACTGTGATGGCCAGCCGCTTGACGAGCCGCTGCACACGATCGCCGCGAGCGGCTTCCACTTTGGCGAGGTTCGCGCCTTCCTGATCAAGTACTACAGCGAGGGTGGGCAAGACCAGTCGCTGCGCGAGCCGATGCACACAATTCCGACGAAGGACCGTATTGGCCTTGTGATGGTGCGCGGGGAGCCGTACGCCATCGTCGATATCGGTATGCGGATGCTTACGCCGAGAGAGCTGGCGAGAGCACAGGGTTTCCCTGAGTCCTACATCCTTGAGGCAACCCACAACGGAAAGCGCCTCTCGAAATCCGCCCAAGTCCGCATGATCGGAAACTCGGTTTGCCCGCCGCTCGCCAGAGCACTGATCGAAGCGAATCTCACGCACGAACGTCTTATCGCAGGAGTGGCAGCATGAGCAAATTCACGAGCGTAATCCCGACCACCCGTGCGGCGGTCTATAAAGCGGCCGAGCTGATCGTCGCGAACGGTCCGCAATCCCGCGAAGCCCTGTCGGTCGCCATCGACTTCGGCGTAAAAGGCACGCATGTCGAGAAGCTGCGCCAGGCCATTGAGGGGGACTGGCTGGTTGAGCGTGCAAGCGGGCTGATCGACGTCACCGAATCAACCCGGGCGCACTTCGCCAGCCAGGCGCCGAAGGAGAAGTACATCGGCCAGATCACGCCGGCGCAGTACCGTCCGAGCGTGTTCGCCAGTCCGGGCCTGAGCAAGAAGAACATCCCGAGCCGCCGCGGTCAGCGCGACGACATCCCGGCGTGGTCGGTTCGTGATAAGGCGTCACTCAAGAGTCTGAGCGGAGGTGAGTCGTGATTGGCCTAAGGGGCTCCTCGCCTAGCTTGCGCCTCGGCCACTTGGGCCGGAAGGGTGTAGAGGTAAATGAGCAGGAATTTGCAAAACTCGTGCATCTGGTCAGTTATTTCTTTGGTCGCCTCATCTTCGCCATGAACAGCCTCATTCCCATCAAGGCGGAGTTCGTGAGCCCAAGCCTGCAGCTCTGGCGTGATCCGGTGTTCAGCAGCCATTTTGTCGATGCGCTTCTCGATCTTCCAGGCGGCTATGTCCGGGGAAAACGCCTTAAGTGCCAACTCCATCGCCTTCCTATACATCCCAGCGGCGGCATCGAAGTGGCCACCAGCGCGGCATCCGGCGGCTTGCCGGAACGCCTTAGCCGCGCCTTCGGGAACACCGCGAGGCGTCTCGTCAATATTGGCCGGCGGATACATCGCAGTCAGGAAGAAGAAATTCGATTTAAGTACATCCCCGTCGATTTGCGTGAAGTGGAGCCCATGCCGGCGGCCATCGGTTGTCTGGTCAATGACGAAACAAACCGGCTGAAAGCAGGCATTGCACGCCGCGGATACTGCGGCTTCACTAGTATTTCCTTGGATATCGAAATACGACTTAATTTCGAAAGCGACCCGTGCGCTTTTGCAGTGAGGGCAGTCATGCACCAATGTTGCCATGGCGATCTCTTTAATTGTGAAAGTGGAATCGTAGCATGATGCGCCGCTCATCCCTAAGGCAGGGCAAGCCCCTGCAGCGCAAGGAGCCTATGTTCCGCGGATCTGGGTTCAAGACCCCGGCGGCCGGTGCGGGTCTGCTGCGCGTAGCCGCTGTCCAGGCCAGGGCAGCAACGACGCGTGCGCGCGAAGCTAAGTCGGCGAAGCTTCCCAAGCCGATGAAATCGCGTGGCATGAAGGGCCGCCCGCCAACAGCGGAAGAGGCGCGCTTCATGGGTCGCATGGGGTCGCTGCCATGCATCGCCTGCCTTAAGGACGGCTGGACGAACGAGGCAATCAGCCTTCACCACATCGATGGGCGCACCAAGCCAGGCGCGCACCTGCTTGTACTGCCACTATGCGCCGGCCACCACCAGGCCGGCACTGGCGCCAATACGACGCTGATCGCGGTTCATCCGGACAAGGCGCGGTTTGAAGCGCGATACGGCACGCAGCGGGAGCTGCTGGCGGAGTGCATCGAGATGCTTGAGATTGGACGTGACGATCACGAAAAAGAAAAGGAGGCCGCGTAATGCCGCGCGCCTCGAACAGTTCCGACCCCCGAGCAGCATTCCAACGTGGACGCATTGCCGAAGCGCTCGCCGATGGACCACTGACGGCGCGACAGCTCGCTGCACGGCTGCACCTGTCTCTTAGTGGTGTGACGCTGCACCTCGCCGCAATGCGCTTGGCGCCTCGCCAGGTGCGCATCGCCGGTTATGCGCCAAACCCCGACAGCCAGCGTCCGGCGCCAAAGTATGGGCTGGGCAGCAACGCCGACACGAAGTTCAAGAAGTCGAGGTCGCTGAAGGGCCGAATCAGCGCCGACGACCGTAAGGCGCGCATCCTGCAGCTACTGGGAGAGCGCCAAATGACTGCGGCCGAACTGGTCAATGCCATGCTGCTCGAGCGGGCGCGCATCTACGTCATCGAGATGCACGCCAGCGGCGCGGTGCACGTAGCGAAGTGGAAGCAGGATGGCACTGGCGCCTATCGCTCTCCAATGTATGCCGCCGGCCCGGGCATCGATGCGGCGCGACCCAATCCGCAGACGCCGCACGAGAAGTGCGCGCGGTACTGGGCGAAGCTGCGCGCCGACGAGCGGCGATACGACCACCACAAGCAACGCAACCGGATGCGCAAGAAGCCGCAGACCTGGCTGTCTGCCCTCATGCAATAGGAAAGGATCCAACATGGGAAGCATGCTGAATTTGCAAAACACCGGCGCCGAGCAGACGATGTCTAGCCGCGAGGTCGCTGAGCTGACAGGGCGACGCCATGACCAGGTGCTGCGCACCGCCCGCGAACTGGTCGAGCAGGGGGTTACACAATCTGTGGAGACCCGTTATCGCCACGAACAAAACGGCGTCGAGTACCCGGAGCACCGGCTAACGAAGCGTGATTCGCTCGTTCTGGTCGCCAGGCTGTCACCGGAGTTCACTGGCCGCATCGTCGACCGCTGGATGGAGTTGGAGAACGCCGTAGCGCGCCCGATTGTCGAGATGTCCCGGCTAGAGGTGATCGAGCTTCTGCTGCGCACGGAAACCGAGCGCCTCGGCCTGGAAAGCAAAATCGCCACCGACGCACCGAAGGTCGCGTTCGCAGAGGCGGTCCGCAAGATCGAAGGCGCCTGCCACATCGGAAAGGTCGCCAAGGCGCTGGGATTCGGCCAGAACAGGTTCTTCAAGCGCCTGCGCGCCGATGGCATCCTGCTGGAAAACAACCTGCCGTATCAAAAATACATCGACCGCGAATACTTCACCGTGGTAGAGCAACATCCGTACACCAATAGTAAGGGTGAGACGCATCCGACCTTCACCACAATGGTGACCGGTGCCGGCCAAGTATTCCTGGCGAAGCGGTACGCGAACATCGCGGGAGGCGCCAATGCTTAGCCGCGAAGCTCTCCGCCAGGCAGCCATGACGGCGCCGGCGGTGCTGGTGGACTCGGCCCAGCTGCTCGAGCTACTGGATGCCGCCGACCGGGCGCCGAAGCCACGCAAGTCGCGCGCCACGCCAGAGCAAGATGCGGAAGCCGCCGAGGATGAAAAGTGCGCACGCTGGCTGTTCGCCGTGCTGCTGAAAACCATGCCGAAGGCGAAGGAGCCGACTTTCACGGCCTGGGCGACGGATATTCGCCTGATGCGTCAGCGGGACGGCCGCAGCCGGCGCGAGATCTGCGAGCTGTTCCAGTGGGCGCAGGCGCACAACTTCTGGCGCGCCAACGTTCGCTGCCCGTCGAAACTGCGCGAGCACTGGGACGGCCTGTGGATTCAGCGCGAAACTGCGGCGCAGCCCAAGAAGTCGTCCGGGAACTGGTGGGCAACCGACGAGACGATCCTCGCGAAGGGCCGTGAGTTGGGTATCGCCCCGCGCTCCGGTGAGTACATGGGCCAGTTCAAAGCCCGCATCGAGGCGTTACTCGACCCCGCGAACGAGCCGAAGGTCACTACCGCGTCGCCTGCCTCACCACCGGTGGCTCGCCCGACCCTGGCGCCGCCGCCCGCCGCGCTGCCGGCGCGTAAGCCCGAAGGTATGGGATCGCTGAAAGACCTGGTGCGCAAGGTAGTCCTGCCGGCGAGGGCTGCGTAGATGCGTCAGAGCGAAGACATCTGCGCCCAGTGTCAGAACCTGACAGGAAAAGGCGCCCGCGAGCAGTGGGCAGCAGGGAAGGGCCGGTGCACTGGATACGACGACAGCTCGACCCCGCTGCGCGACCCGTTCGTTGCCTGGAACACGCGGGCGTGCATCTGGTTCGAGCGTGACCGGGATCCGGATAGGCGCGCGGCGCGTGAGAAGTGGATCGAACAACAGAAGGCAAAAGCCGAAGGAGCGACATGCAAGGAGCAGGGTTAGATTCAAATCGCCGCCTGGCGCAGCTGCTGGGCTGGACGAACATCTTCGACGTCGGCGGCGCGCTGCTCGGTACGCCGCCGGCCGGCGAGTCGTCCTGCCGCGGTCAGGCGAAGGTGCCTAATTGGTCCGGAGACTGGCGTGACTGCGGGCCGCTCATGGTCGAGCACCTTCACGCTTTCCGCCCTGGTGCGGCGTGGATGACAGCAGATCTCGGATCGGGCTTGGCGGCTGCGCGCCAGTTTGGCGATGGCGAGAGCGCCGGCGACGCGGCACGCCGGGTCATCGTTGACGCTGTGATCATGAAGCTGGAGATCTCCCGATGACGCAACAGCGAGCGCTTCAGGCGCTGGGCCGGCTCAAGGTCGGCGCCATGAACAAGACCGAGACCGCCTATGCTGCCACGCTCGACCAACGGCGCACAGCCGGCGAGGTGGCTTGGTTCAAGTTCGAAGGGATCAAGCTGCGGCTCGCCGACAACACGTTCTATACGCCGGACTTCGCGGTAATGCTGTCCAACGGGGCCTTGGAAATGCACGAGGTGAAAGGCTTCATGCAAGAGGATGCACACGTGAAGATTAAGGTCGCGGCCGACTTGTACCCGATGCGATTCATCGTGATTCGCGTCAGGCCTAAAAAAGATGGTGGCGGGTGGCGAATCGATGAGGTTGGCAATGCCGCGTAACGCAGCCGGCCTAGACGTGAGCGGGGCCAACAATCCCAAATGGAAGGGCGGGCTAATAGATAAGGTTTGCGCGATTTGCGGGAAAAGCTATCGCGTTAAGCCTGTGCACGGTGCGTCGCGGTTCTGCTCATTGAAATGCGTTGGAGTGTCGCAGCGTGGCCTTTGCAGGGTTCCACCGGCGGAGCGACGTATGGTCGAGCAGTTATGTGAAGTCTGCGGCTCGCCCTATTTCGTGCCATCCGCCCATGCCAAACGTCACCATTGCTGTTCGAGGAACTGTTCGCACAAGCGACGCTCACTCATGTCAAGAGGCGAGAAAAATCCGAGCTGGGCAGGCGGCGTATCCAGATTGCCCTATCCATGGAACTTCCGTGACATCAGCAGAGGAATCATAGAGCGAGATGGGCATAAGTGTCAGAGCCCTTATTGCGCTGGTCAGGACAGGCGCCTGACAACTCATCACATTAATTACGACAAGACAGACTGCCGCCCGGGCAATCTGATTTGTCTGTGTTCGGCCTGTAACTCGAAGGCGAACTTCCGCAGAAATGAGTGGGCGATTCTCTACCGGGAGATCATGAGGGCGCGCACTTGAGGTGGTAGAGAGTTACTTTATGGGTTCGCGCCAGTATCGCCAAGAAGGGCTCGCAGTTCTTTTTCGAGCGCTGCTCTTGTGACCGGAAACTCCTTGTCAAAATACTCCCAGGCCTTATCCCAAGCATCCGACCTTTGCTGGGGGAGGTGGGCCGAAAGCCCACCTCGTTCGTGTCGCAGATAGGCGCCGAAGCGCGCCGCCTTGGAGCGCATCTCCGTTACGCAGCCCTCCAGCTGATCGCAGAGTGACTGGGGGAGGTAGATCCGGCGCTTATCGTAATATTTGAAGAACTCTGCCATTGATTTCATGGCCGTAGCATATTTTTCCTCTTTGCTCGGCTCGTTGGCGTATTCAATAGGCGATACAAAGCTGGATGCGTCCCAGTGTGCTTGCACAAGTTTTTCGTAGACCTCGGCGATCATTTCGGCCCGCTTGCCGTGCAGCCCTGAGAATCTGACCTCATGCTCGGCAGCCGCGATATTGAGCTGCGCTTTCAGGCGCTCAGTCTCAACATCCGATTGGGCCTTCAACTGCGCCTTATGGGTTTCTAGCTTCTGGTCGTATTCGTGTTTGATAGCGTTTTTCAGCCGTTCTGAGATCCATGACTTCGTTAGCCATACGACGAAACCTGTTAGGGCTGCGCTCGTCGCTGCTGACGCGAGAAGGGTGAGTGCAAACTCATTCATACAGAAGGACCGCTCGTTTATTAGATAATGTGCGGACAGTCTACAACATCTTGTCATTTGGAAAATTGCGGACACGCACGAATATCGATCTTCATTTGCTACGCTTGCTCATCCATTACGGGAGCAAGCAATGTTCGTCGACAAGTACCTTCAATCACTCAACACGTCCGACCTGCGCGACGACGAGCAGCACCGGCAGACGGAGGCGCTCGCCGCTGCCGCGCTGGCGGATCTTTCCGGTGGATCGGGCGCCGTCTTCGGTTCGCTGCTCGCGCGCGCCAAGTTCGCCGATGGGGTCCCGCACAAGACGTTCGAAGCCGGCAATCACAGCCTGGCAGTGCTGCTGCGGGCCTGGACGAAAGCGGTGATCGAAAGGGGCTTGGCACGCCAGTGGCTCAAGATCAAGCACGAATGGGACATCAAGGCGGCGCACTCGATGTACGCGAAGATCGCCCGCGTGTCGCTTGCGCACTGGCTGGCTGGTCAATGCGAGGAATGCCACGGCACGAAGATCGCGCACGCTCGCGCATGCACGCACTGCAGCGGCACTGGCCTGGAGCCGATTCAGGGCGGCGCAGTCGAGCGCGAGAAAGTCGCCGACATGGTGAGCGAGCTGGAAGGGCTTTACCAATCGCACAGCGCGCGGGCCGGCGCCAAACTCAGAAAAGCGGCTTAAAATCGGCGTCGCGCGGAGCTCAAGCTTTGCGCCAGTGGTCCGGCACTCGCTTATCGCCAAGGTCGCGCACTCGAGCGACGTGGAGCGGGGCGTCGGGATAATTCTTCTTGGCCCACGCGATTGCTTCCGCTTGCGTGTTTGCAGTGTGCAGCGGCGTGGTGGTGTGGGCGGGCTCAACGGTAAAGCCTGCAGTTTTCTCGTTAATGAAGAGTGCTGTGCTCATACGGGCTCCTTCAATGGTTGGTATTGGTCGTTGTCACATGAGTATCAATGTGGATATTTCAAGGCCGGCATGAAACGTTTTGCGCACACCAGCACAACAGTATTGCGCGCCCGGAAAAACCGGCGTAAACTTCAGTCTTCACATATCCCTCGATCCACGTAATGCGCGCTTTGGCGCCAACGTCACCCGAGGCAGTCGAGTACCCGGCCCGCAGTAAAGCCGGCGCTCGACCAGAGAAAAGGCCCGCCACCTCGGCGGGCTTTGTCGTTTACGCGCCACTTTGCAGATAGCACTGGGCGCATCCAAGCCCGCGCCGAAAGGCCAGCGGGCTTTCTTATTTCCGGAGAAAGCATGGTCAAGACCCACCAACAAGCTGCCCGTATCCAGGCCAAGCGTAAAGCGGCCGGCAAAATCGGGCTGGCCAAAGCTGTGAAGCGCTTCCACAAGCGCGAGGGCATCGGCCTGGCATAGCGGCCGAAGCCTAGTCATTACTCAGAAGCGCGCCAAGCGCACGGGATCAGATTCGCCCGATGGGTTCCGGAGTGCCCGCCCGGATAGCCCCAGAAGACGGCGCACCCGGCCACATAGAATTTGACCTGGCATCGGCCAGAACAGGCGAGCGTCTGCTCGGACGCGCATCGCCGCCGCACGCTGTAAGCGGCACCCCTTCTATTACCCCAAGGAATTCCCATGCGCTACGAAGCACGCTGGAGCAACGGCTTCTGGAAGACGTTCGACAGCAAGAAGTTCGAGGATGTCGAATCGCACCTGACCAAGCGCGCCGCCGACGAAACTGTCGCCGCGCTGAACGGTGTGCGCCGGAAGTAAGAACTCGACTCACCGGCGCAACCGGTGACCACACCGCTGACGCCTGACGCGTAGTGGCCTTCTCGGAAATCGCTGAGAAGTGTGCAGGCGTCAGCGGTGTGGTGAATGCGCATTAGCTGATGCGCTTAAAGAATGCGTAACTTCGGGATAAGCATGCCGGACCGCCAGCACCGGCCGCCACACCCAGTCTCCAAACCCAGATGATCGATCTGGTTCGCCGCCTGTCGCAGCAATGCGCCGGCGGCTTTTTTATTTGAGGTCCATATGAAGAAGGCAGTTGTGATCAAGGCCAGTTCGCTGCCGCCGCGCGCGCCCATCTCCTTCGCTATCGTCATGTGGTTGTTGCTCGACCGTATCAGCGCTCCTGAATGGGCATACGGAGTGCTCTGGACTCTGGTCGTTGTTTTGGTTGCAGGCTTCATTCACCGGCTTGCCAAGGCGGAGTTCAAAGATGTTCCCGGCTTCGGGGATAAATCGTGAGCGTCGAGTCGGAGCTGACTTGGTTGCGGTTCTTGGTCCAGGTGTGGCGTGAGCAGGTCGCCATTGACGTTAAGCGAGTGCACCCATGAAGGATGCTGAAGTCATCTACCGCGACATGATCCTGCGTGCCGTTTTCGGTGATCGAGCGCACGAGGCCAAGGTCGCAGACAAAGCGCGACTTGACCGAATCTGCGCGCACCTGGTGACGTGCGAAGAGGCCCAATCGATCTTGCGCCATAAGGGCCACGGAGTCGCTGGCATGACGTTCGTCGAGGTGGCGCGCAGCGTGCCTGACAACGTTCGCGAGAAGCTGAAGAAGATGTTCGGCGACACGCCAGTCGCGCGGTACCCGGACTTGGGCGAGGTTGACGACACATGGAGTGCGCACTGATGGCAAGAGGTGAATACGCGGTGCGCATCGCCTGGTGGGTAAGGCCCGCCCTTGTCGTCGCCATGGCTTTTGGCTGCTTCTCGGAGAAGCTCTGCGACGAGTGGATCGATGCCATCGTCGACAGGGGAATCAGGCTGGGCTCAGACTGATGGCGGCACGACCAAAAGCAATATGCCGGAAGGTGGCGTGCGGCGCCCTGATCGATGCTCCTGGCTACTGTGAGAAGCATGCGAAGCAGGCAGTTGGCTGGGAGCGCACCAACGGCGACAAGACTAGCGCACAGCGTGGCTACGGCTACGCGTGGCAGAAGACGCGTGAGCGCATCCTGTCTCGAGACGCCGGTCTATGCCAGATCAAAGGGCCCACCTGCCGCGTCATCGCAGGGGAGGTCGATCACAGGGTAAGCAAGGCCAATGCTCGCGCGCTCGGCTGGGCGTCGGATCGTATTGACGCCGATGCAAACCTTCAGGCCGCCTGTGAAAGTTGTCACAAGGATAAGACTATTGCTGAAAAGACAGGGCGGGTCTAGCCTTTGGGGGTTTTGGCCCCTAGACCGCCTAGTCCGTCTTTCTTTTACATCCCCAATTCAGACTTTTGACCCGGAGCGACTATGCCCAAGCCCCGAACCCCCTCGGCGGTGCTCGAGGCTCGGGGAGCATTTGCTCACAACCCGGACCGAAAGCGCGAAGACTTCGAAGCAGGCGTTTTTGACCCTGCGCCGCCGACCTACTTTAAGGCGCACCAGAAAGCAGCGTGGAACGAAATCGTTGGCGTGCTGCCGGCGACCGTGCTCCAGGCGACCGATCGGATGGCCGTCGAGCTGGCTGCTCGCCTGATAGCCCAGTTCCGCAAACTGCCTGATGATGAAGTGACCTCTGCCCAGGTCGCACAGATCCGGACCGCCCTGGCGGTTCTCGGCATGACGCCAGCGGACCGCTCGCGCGTATCTGCGAAAAAGGAAACACCAAAAAACCCGTTCGCCGCCCTGATGGGCGGACCTAAGAAGGCACATTGACTATGCCGGCCGATTTTATCGGCATGGCACTGGAGTACGCGCAGGCAGTCGTCAAGGGGAAAATTGTAGCGTGCAAGTGGGTGAAGCTAGCCTGCAAGCGGCACCTCGACGATTTGAAGGCAAGCCGCCGGAAGGCGTTCCCGTATTACTTCGACGAGGAGGCGGCCGCCAAGGTCTGCACGTTCCTGTCGCTGATGCCGCACACCAAGGGCAAATGGGCCCGCAAGCGCGAGACGATCACGCTCGAACCCTGGCAGTGTTTCGCTTTTGTCGCGCTCTTCGGCTGGAAGATCAAGAAGAACGGCCGCCGGAGGTACCGGAAGGCCTACTTCGCCGTGCCGCGTAAGAACGGAAAGTCGATCATCGGCTCCGGCATCGGCCTGTATATGTTTTCGGTCGATGGCGAATTCGGCGCGGAAGTCTATTCCGGCGCGACGACCGAAGCGCAGGCCTGGGAGGTGTTCCGTCCCGCCAAGCAGATGCTCGAGCGCACGCCAGAGTTGCAAGAGGCACTCGGCGCCGAGGTGTGGGCCAAGGCGTTACTCGTTCCTGCAGATGGCTCGCGCTTCGAACCCGTAATCGGCAAGCCGGGTGACGGCGCTTCGCCATCGTGCGCGATTGTGGACGAGTACCACGAACACGACACATCCGAGCTGGTCGACACGATGGAGACCGGCATGGGGGCGCGCGAGCAGCCGCTGCTCCTGATGATCACGACTGCGGGATTCAATATCGCAGGCCCGTGCTATGACCAGGAGGCCGAGGCCAAAAAGGTGCTCGAAGGGACGCTGGACGATCCCGAACTGTTTGCCCTGATCTACACGATCGACGATGGCGACGACTGGACCAGCCCCGCGGTGCTGCGCAAAGCGAACCCGAATTTCGGCATTTCGGTTGATGAAGATTTCCTGTTGAGCCAGCAGCGATTGGCCAAGCAGAGCGCTTCGAAGCAGACCCGCTTTAAGACCAAGCACTTGAACATCTGGTGCTCGGCGAAGGCGGCCTGGCTGAATATGCTTGAGTGGAACAAGTGCGCGGACGCCACGCTGCGCCGCGAACAGTTCAAGGGCGAGCGCTGCTACCTGGCGCTTGACCTTGCGAGCCGCTCGGACATCTGCGTGCTGATGCTTGTGTTCGTGCGCGTGATCGACGGTAAGCAGCACTTTTTCCTGTTCGGCGATTACTACCTGCCGGAAGCCGCCATCGAGGGCGCCGAGAAGAACGCCAACGCCTACCGCAAGTGGGTGATCGAAGGTTTCCTGCAGCAGCACGACGGCGCCGAGATCGACTTCGACCTGATCGAAGAGGACATGTTGACGTTGGTTGCCGAGTACGGGCCCGAGGAAGTTGTCTTCGATCCGTGGCGCGCAGCGCAGCTGGAGCAGAGGCTGACCAAAAACGGAATCACCGCGGTCGAGCTGGGCGCTCAGGTCAAAAACCTATCGCTGCCGATGAAAGAGCTGGAGAGCGCGATCAAGGCCGGCCGGGTCCACCACGACGGTAATCCGATGCTGACGTGGATGATGTCCAACGTCGTCGCGAAATTGGACGCGAAAGACAACATCTACCCGCGCAAAGAAAAGCCCGAGCAGAAGATCGACGGCGCCGTCGCCTCGATCATGGGCATCGCTCGTGCCATCGGCAGCGAGTCTGATTCAACATCATTCTGGGAATCCTGATGAAAAAATTGATCAAGATGGTTCCCGACGCCCTCATCGTAAGCGGCGCCGGGGCGCTGTCCTATGGTGCGGGCATGTTGCAGCCGGCCGCCGGCTTCATCGTCGCTGGCCTGCTGCTCGTAGTCGGCGGAGTCTTCTCCGCCCAGCGCACGCCGGGTGAGAAGGAAGAGGGCTGATGTCGTTCTTCATCCAAAGAGGCCGCCGCAACCAAGCGTTCGCGGAGCCGTTCTGGCGAGATATGGCGGACTGGCTATCGTCAGCCACCGGTCGCCCGGTGACTGTCAGAACTGCAATACAGGTTGCTACAGTCTTCGCTTGCTGCCGGGTGATCGGCAACGGCCTCGCGCAGATTCCATTCAAGCTGATGCAGGAGAAGGGCGGGCGCCGCGTGCCGGCTAAGTTGCATCCGCTGTATCGGCTGCTTGCTTTGAAGCCCAATGACTGGCAAACCAGTTTCGAATTTCGGCAAATGCTGGCTTGGCACATCGAGTTGTGCGGGCAGGCCTTCGTATTCAAGAGTCGAAGCTTCAAAGGGAAAATGCTTGAGCTTATCCCTTTCGCTCCTGGTCAAGTTGCAGTGCGTCGCGATCAGACGACGCTGCAGATTTTGTATGACGTCGTCGGTGCGGACGGCACGCTGCGCACGTTCACGAAAGAGCATATCTGGCATCTTCGCGGGCCGACAATGGATGGTGTTGAGGGCCTGGACGTAGTCCGACTAGCGCGCGACGCGATCGGGCTTGCGATGACCGCCGAAGAGGCGGTAGCGCAGCTGCATAAAAATGGCATCCGCAGCTCGGGCATCTATTCGGTAGAGGGCACCCTCGACAAGAAGCAGCACGACGACTTGACGACCTGGGTGAGCAAGCAGTTCGCTGGCATGCAAAACGCCGGTAAGCCTATGATTCTGGACCGCAACGCGAAGTTCCTGAACACTTCCATGAGTTCGATCGACGCTCAGACGAATGAGACGCGGAACGCGCAGATCGAGCAAATCTGCGCTTTCTTTGGTGTGCTGCCGATCAAGGTCGGCTACTCGGACAAGACCGCAACGTTCGCCAGTGCGGAGGAAATGAATCGAGCGCACCGCGAAGATTGCCTGGCGCCGCGGTGGGAAGCCTTTGAGCAGTCGGCGGTTATCAACCTGCTGACGGACGAAGAGCAAGCCGAGGGCTATTACACCAATTTCACCGAAGAGGGGATGCTTCGCGGGTCTGCCAAGGACACAAAGGACATCATCCTCGGCTACGTGAACGGTGGTCTGCTGACCCCGAACGAGGGCCGTGGGCTGCTTGATCGGAATCCTGACGACGACCCATCCAGCAATCGCCTGCGCGTCCCAGCAAACATTGTCGGCCAGCAAAAACCGGCCGAACTCGCAACGCCCGCTCCTCAAGAGTAATTACCCATGCCGAAACCCAATATGCAGCGTAAGGCTGCAGGACGCGTGCTGTCCGCAGAAAACGAACGCCTGCTGATCGAGGCGCGCAACAACCTCGACACGGTGCTGTCGAAGTTGGCCCTCGAAGATCCCGAGGACGCCGGCTCGCTTCGTTACGTCAACCGAATGGCCCTGAAGCCGGGCCACGTACGCATCAACGCCCAGGTGGCAGACAACGAGGCCGAGATCCTGATCTACGGCGACATTGGTGGCGGTTGGTGGGACGAAGGCATCACCGGCGAATCGATCTCGAATCAGATCGCCGAGCTGGACGCCGACACCATCCACGTGCGCATCAACAGCGGCGGCGGGCTCGTGTTCGAAGGCCTGGCGATCTACCAAGCGTTCGCCCGGCACGACGCGAAGATCATCGTCCACATCGACAGCATTGCCGCTTCGATCGCCAGCGTGATTGCGATGGCCGGCGACGAGATTCGCATCAGCGAAGGCGCCAATTTGATGATCCACAAGCCGTGGAGCGGCGTTTGGGGCGATGCCGACGCAATGCGCAAGGAGGCCGACATCCTCGACCAACTGCAGGCCGGCCTGATCAACATCTACGAGGCAAGAACCGATGCCTCCCGCGAGGATCTGGAGGCCTGGGTCAACTCCGAGACCTGGTTCCTCGGCCAGGCCGCAGTCGATGCCGGCTTCGCTGACGTCATCGTCCCAGCTAAGAAGAAAAAGGCTGCGGCCTCCGCGATGCTGAATCACTTCAAGAATACCCCTCAGAACCTGCTGGCATCGCCCGGCACTCCCGAGGTACGCGAGTTCGAGGCCTTCCTCCGTGACGGAGAAGGGCTCTCGCACGCGCAAGCAAAGCGCATCGCAGCCGCGATGCCAAAGGCGAATCGCGACGATTCGTCGCAACCGACAGAAGAGCCCCTCCGTGATGGTGGGGACCCTGCGGATGAGCAGCGCTCGGCAGCCCAACGCCTGGCGCAGGGCATCAAAAAACTTACCTCCACCATCAAGGATTAAACATGGCAGACAAAGACGCCGTTCAAGAAGTGCTGGAAGCGTTCAACGAGTACAAGCGTACCAATGACGCGAACCAGAAAAAACGCGACGACAACCTCGAAGCGAAGCTGGCCAACATCGACAAGCACCTGGACAAGTTCGAGGAATCGAACCAGAAGCTGACGCTGGCCGAGCAGCAAAACAAGGCGATGCAGGAGCAGATGGACCGCGTCGAGACGATCCTGAACCGCCAGAGCCTGGGCGGCGGCGGTGGCGATGCGCAAGCCAAGGAGCGCGCGGAGCACTTCGCCGCTTTCGATCGCGTCATGCGCAAGCCGGCCAGCGATCGCAAGCCGGAAGACATGGTGATCATCACCCGCCAGAATGCCCTGGTTACCAGTAACGATGCCGGCGCCGGCTACCTGCTGGCTCCGGCTGACATGCAGGCCGAGATCATCAAGAACATCATCGAGCTGAACCCCATCCGTTCGTTGGCGACCGTGCGCACGATCGGCGGCCCGAGCCTGAAGCAGCCGAAGAAAACCGGCAATGGTGCAGCATCGCGGGTCGGTGAAACCCAGCGTCGCACGAACACCGGCGACCCGGCCTACGGCATGAACGAGTGGACGGCGCCCGAGCTGTTCTCGCGCGTTGAAGTTTCGCTGCAGATGCTGGAAGACAGCGACTACGACCTGATGGCCGAGCTGCGCGAGGACTCGTCGGAGCAGTTCGCGGTTCGCGAAGGTCAGGAATCGGTCACCGGCACCGGCACCGGCCAAATGGAGGGCTTCCTGGTCAACGGTGACATCGGCTTCACCGTTACCGGCGACGCGTCGAAGCTGACCGCCGACGGCATGATCGATCTGTTCTATGGCCTGAAAACCGGCTACTCGCGTAACGCGGTGTGGACGCTGAATCGCCTGTCGCTGGCCGCTGTCCGCAAGCTGAAGGATCAACAGGGCCAGTACCTGTGGACCCCGGGTATCGCCGGCAACGTGCCGAACACTATCCTGGGATCCGCGTATGTCGAGATGCCGGACATGCCGAACGTCGGCGCCAATGCGTTCCCGGTCGCCTTCGGTGACTTCAAGCGCGGCTATGTCGTGGTCGACCGCATCGCGATCTCCTTCCAGGCCGACTACACCACGGGCGCCGACGACGGCCTGGTTGTGTTCCGTGGCCGCAAGCGCACCGGCGGCGGTGTCCGCCAGGCAGAAGCCATTCGCAAGCTGAAGGTCTCCGCGTCGTAATTGATCGCTCGAACTCCTGGCCTCGCTGGCCGGGAGCGTACAACTCCAGAATAAGGAATCACCATGCGTGATCTGAAATCGAATATCAAGCGCGTTTCGACCCTGGCGCCGCAATCCGTCACTGCTGCTGCCAACGGCGTCGGCATCGACCGTGCCGGCTTCGAGTCGGCCGTCGTCTCGTTCAACTGCGGCGCGATCGGCGGCACCTCGCCGTCGTTCACCCTCGAAGTGCAGGAGAGCGATGACAACACCACGTTCACCGCAGTAGCCGACAAGGACCTGCAGGGCGCTGAGCCAATCGTCACTGCGACGAATGTTGGCGCACTGAATGTCGGCTACGCCGGCGTGAAGCGTTACTTGCGCGGCGTCGTAAAGACCGTGGCCGGCACTTCGCCGACGCTGCTGATCGAAGCGAGCGTCATCCTGGGCCATCCGCGCAGCCGTCCCACGGTGTAAAGCATGAAGATCCTCATGCTGAGCACCGAGCCCGGCTCGGTTGATGGCTTTCGCGTATCTACCTATGAGGCGGGTCGTGAATATGACCTGACCGAGCCAGCTGGCGCCCGCGAGCTCGCGGCGGCTTTCGTTGCCGCAGGCCTGGCGGAGCAAGTGAATGCATCGCCGGCGTCCGTTGGCGATGATGAGCCTGCCGGCGACGAGGAACCGCAGGAGGCTGTGCAAGGCGTCGATGCCGTGCCGGCGGCGCCGAAGTCCGGCCGTAAGCAGAAGGCTCCGTAACCCATGCGCCCCGAGACCGTCGCCTGGCTCGCCAACGTGCGCGCCCAGGCCGACGGTCCGGACGCGCTTCTCGTCATCATCCGCCGCAAGACTGGCGGATCGGTGGCGATCTTCCCTGAAGACATAGTCGGCAAGTCCGACGTCGAGCTGCTGGCGTACATCGCTGGCCGGCTCGAAGAACACGCATAAGAGGCACCTATGGCCGCGTTCCAGAAAATCCCCGACTTCGCTGAGCAAGTGTTGAAGGGCGTGCATAATTTTGCGGCCCACACCTTCAAGGTCGCGCTGACCAACACAGCGCCGCAAGCGGCAAATGCTGTGCTGGCCGACCTGACCCAGATTGCCGCAGCTGGCGGCTATGTGGCTGGCGGTTTCGTGCTGGACTCTGTCGTGCTGACGGAAACGGCAGGTATCGCCAAGGTTGTGATCGCGGACGAAGTGATCGCTGCATCTGGCGGTGCCATGGGCCCACTGCGTTATGCAGTCGTCTACAACGATACCGCGAACGGCAAACCGCTGGTCGGCTTCTACGACTACGGATCCAGCATCACCCTCAACGACGGCGAGACCCTGACGGTCGACTTCGACCAGACGGCCGGCGTTCTGACCCTGGCTTAACCATGACGCCGGAACAGCAGGAGGCTCTGCGTGCTCGCGTGCGGGCCAATCCGGCCTGCGCCGAAGCGCTCGCCACACGTGACCTGGACCAAATCGCCGCGCTGCTAAATGCGGAGGGCTTGGCCACGGTGGGTGAGTGCTGGGCGGATGCGCTGGCACTGATGAATCGCTGCGCGACCGGGAAAAGCATCATTCGCAAGCTCTACGCCGGTAACGGGCTCGATCCGGTCGTCGAGGTGGCCTGGCGGGCGCTCGTCTACGGCAAGGGCCTGGATTTCGGCGCCGAGAGTACGCGCGAGAGCATCGACGAAATGGTCGGTCCGCTCGGATTCACCGCAGACGAGGTGGGCGAGATGAAAGGCTTGGCTTTGCAGCCTGTGACCGTGAGCCGCGACCAGGTGTTCGATGCGCTGTTCAACGATAACGGAAGTGAAAAATAATGGCTGCGACAAAAGCATACGGTCAGTTTTGGGCCGCTGGCGTCAACGTCCCGGCTGGCACAACGAAGGCGAGCCCAGTTCTCAGCGCTGTGATCGACGGCCGCACCGGGTATGGCGGCGAACTGATCTACCGGATCACCAATTCCGGCGCCCTCGGCGCGCCGTGCACGATCACATTCCAGACTTCGCCGGACGGTACTAACTGGTTCGACTACTACAGCGTATTCAGCGGCGACCTCCTGTCTGGAACGATCAATCAAGGGCCGTCGATCACGATGGCGCGCGGCGGCATGTATTTGCGCGCGATCGCATACGGTAACACGAACAATGCGTGCACCGTTGAGGGCGGCATTCAGCAGCAGACGGGACTGTAATGGGTGTCGGGATGCGGTATCAGCCGCAGGGCCGAATCCGCGCCAAGCAGTCGGGGCTCGCCCGCGGCTTGGTGTTTGCAGCGGGTCCAGGTGGCGAAGCGATCACGAACCGGCCGGGTATCCTCTACGGCGGCGCGACAAAGCGTGGCGGGAAGCTGGGGCAATCGATCTCCACTTCTGGCACTACGTCCGGCGCGGAATTCGCAGGATCGCCCGATCTTTACTCTATCACAACAGATGTAACGATCATTGTGCTGATGTCCGCTACGGCATCCGTAGCGTACTCGCACATGCTTTGCGTGCCATTCAGCGCGGGATCGTGGCCGGGCCCTGCGTACGGGTCAATCGGCCTGCAGGCATATACCGACGGCGCGACGCTCAGGCTCTGGGGAGACGCATCAACCGGCAATAGGATCGGCCTCGTCGGCAGCGCTGCCACGAGACTTCTAACGGATGGCCTGGTCCACATGTATGGAGCCGCGAAGGATGCATCCGGCGCCGTCATCTTCCGTGACACAACGATTGAACCTGCTGCAGATATCGTCGACAACGCCAGCGCGTCAAGGTCGTTCGTTTGGAGCACGAAAAACCCGGTCAATTTGCTGAACCGGAATAGGAATGCCGCGGGAGAGGGCACTAGCGGGCAGATGTGCCTGGCGACAGTCTGGAATCGGAAGCTGAGCAATGAGGAGCTAGCGTCATTTTACGCCAACCCCTGGCAGGTCTTTGAAGATGGCGAGGATGACGACATCTCGTTCTGGCGGGCCGCTGCGGGGTACGTGCTCAATGCCGCCGCCTCAGGATTCGCGCTTGCTGGCCAGGCTGTAGGCCTGCGCGTAGCACGCCGCATCGCCGCTAGTGCTTCCTCCTTCGTCGCTGGAGGTTCGCTGGCAGCCATGATCGCTGCGCGCCGCATGACCGCAGGGCCTGGAACGATCAGCGTTGCGGGAGCTGCAGCGCGGTTCGCCAGTGCGCGCCGCTTGGTAGGGAGCAGTGGAAGCTACGGCTTGGCCGCACCTGCGGCGAAGGTTCTCGCTGCACGTTCTCTGCGGACCGCGGCTGCCGGCTTCGTGCTGGACGGAATTCCCGCCAAGATTCGAGCGCTGCGCAACCTGGCTGGCGATCCGGCGCAGTTTGCCGTCGGTGAGCGCGCGGCACGACTGCGCGCTGCGCGCCGGCTCGTTTCTGGGCCGGGTTCAATTTCGCTGTCAGGCGCAGACATCAATTTGGTGTACGTACTTGGCAAGGCGGGCTATGTACTCGCCGCAGCCTCGGGAGGCTTCGGGCTCGTTTCCCTGGGCGCCGTGCTGCATGCGCATCGCCGCATGACCGCCGGCGCCGGCTCGCTGTCGCTCGTCGGGGCCGCGGCGAAACTGGTGTCGGGGCGAAAGTTGGTCGCTGCGCAGGCTGGATTTGTTCTGCAGGCTACGGCAGTGGTGACCCGCGCGGCGCGACGCATCGCCGGGAAGTCGGCTGCATTCGATACGGTTGTGGCCGATGCCCAGCTGAGCTACAGCGGCCAGATCGAATACGCGCGGGCGCCGGCAGGGCCCGGATACACGCCCCAGCAGCATTACAACGAAAGCCGCCCGGCCGCGACTAGCTCGCCAAGGCCGGCTGCAATCCAAAGGAATTACCGATGAGCACACGACTAATCGTCCCGCCGGCGGGGCTGGCGGTGTCGATGGAAGCTGCGCGTCTGGCCGCACGCGTCGACGTCGGGCCCGATGGTACTTCGGCGCTGGACTCGGAAATCGAGCAGGCAATCCGGACGTACACGACGGAAGCGGAGATGGAGACCAACCGGGCAATCATCGAACAGACGTGGCGCGTGACGCTCGACCGGTTCGATGGCGCGGTGAAGTTGGACAAAGCCCGCGTGCTGCAGGTCGAGCACGTGAAGTATGTGGGTCCGACAGGCATCCAGCAGCTGCTTTCCCCGCAGGACTACCAGGTCGACAGCGAGAGCGAACCGGGCTACATCGTGCCGGCGCTTGGGCGCGCCTGGCCCGCCACCGCCAGCGGCATCAACAACGTCGAGGTGCAGTACCGCGCCGGCTACGGCCCGGACGACACGTCTGTCCCAGACGGCATCAAGGGCTTCATCCTGGCGCGCATCTACGAGCACTTCGAAACTGGTGGCCAGCCGAAGAATGAAAACGTCAAGCGGCTGTTGTGGCCGTACGTGGTGTACTCATGATGAACGATCGAATCACCCTCTTAAAGCCCGCTGCCGGCGTGGACTCGCACGGCCAGCCGAACGCGGGTTTCGACGACATGGGAACCGTGTGGGGCAACATGCGCTTCCCGACTGGCGCCGAGGTGCTTCGCTCTGGCGCAGAGACTTCGATAAAGCGAGCCTCCGTTCGACTGCGCGCGCGAAAGGACATCGATACATCGTGGCGGCTCCGGTACCAGGGCGAGGACTTCGAAATCAAGGGGCCGCCTCTGCCTGACAAGGATCGAGCCTTCATGTTCGTTGTCTGCGAGGCAGTGCGATGACCGCCATGCTTTCTGTGGACCTGACAGGGCTACATGCCATGCTCGACCAGATGGGCGATGCGGCAGAGGCTGTCGCACGTCCAGCGGCCCAGGCGGCTGCACAGGTTTTCTACAACGAGGTAAAGCGCAACGTCGCTGCGATCCCTGAGAGGACCGGTAATCTGGATCGAAGCATTTACCAGGTGTACTCGGCGAACAATTCGGGTACCGGCAAGGCGACGTATCACGTTAGCTGGAACGTCAGGAAGGCGCCTCACGGGCATCTAGTTGAGAACGGGCACGTGCAGCGCTACGTGACGTACGTGGGGCGCGACGGCAACGTCTACACGGCGAAGCGACGCGAGTCATATGGCAAGCCGAAGCCGCGTAGGCGCGCATCGCAGGCGGAAAAGGATGCCTACTACCTTCCGCTCCCGACGCCCAAGCAGGTCCCCGCCAGAGCTTTCGTGCGGCGTGCCCAGTCGAAGGCAGGCGATGCGGTTGAGGCAGCGAAGCGAGTCATCTTGGAGGCGCTGAACAATGCAGCTTGAAGAAAAGCTCACTGCGCTGCTGCAGACCATCTGTCCGTCATCGTTCCCTGATTACGCTCCTGCGAATACCGTCGTGCCGTACGTCATCTGGCAACAGATTGGTGGTGAGGCGCCGGACTTCCTCGACCAGGCTTTGCCAAATAAGAGGAACGGCTGGGTGCAGATTGAAGTGTGGTGCACCACACGTGCCGCGGCGTCCGCGTTGATGCTGCAGATCGAAGCAGCCTTGATTGCAGCCACGAACATGCAGGCGACGCCGATGGCAGCGCTGACCAACGATTTCGATTCTGACACTGGCCGGCGCGGATGCCGGCAAGACTTCAACATCTGGGCCGACCGATAGGTTGACTCCACCAAAACTGAGCCGCCTCGAGTATATCCGGGCGGCTTTTTCATGCCCGAAAGGGCTTTTTTTATATCTGAAAGGCCTGAAAAATGGGTGTATTCGTCCCTAACAACAGCAACTTCTCGGTTGCCACGACGTACGCAGCACCGGTTGCCGTCACCGCGGCAAGCAATGCAAGCGAAGCCGTTCTGACCACTGCGTCCAATACCCTCGCTGTCGGTGACATCGTCGAGTTCACGAGCAGCTGGATCCGTGCCAACCTCCGTATCTTCCGCGTGAAGGCGGCGACTTCGACCAGTGTCACCCTGGAAGGCTTCGACACGACGTCGCTGAAGGTCTTTGCAGCAGGTTCGGGCGCAGGCTCGCTGCGCAAGATCCTGACCTGGACGACGATCCCGTTCATGAAGTCGTTCGAATTCTCGGGCGGCGATCCGAAGTACAGCACCGAGGAATATCTGGACTACCCAGACGAAGTCCAGTTGCTGAACGGCTTCTCGGCGGCATCCGTGGCGATGACCATCGCTGACGATCCCTCGCTCCCGCACAACGCGGTCCTGCAGACGGCTACCGATGCGCAGGCGGTGACCGCCGTACGCGTCGTGCTGCCGTCGGGCGCACCGCTGTTTTACAACGGAATTGTCGGCTACAACCCGAGCCCGACGCTCGTCAAGGGCCAGGGCATGACCGTCAAGTGCGGCCTCGCGCTGCAGAGCCGCTTCAACCGCTACGCCTCGTAACGAGTTGCCAGCCAGCGCTGAATGATCGGCGCCGGCCTTCCACGCTCGCGGGGTAGCTCCTCGCGGGCCTTTTTGCTTCCACTGAAAGAAAATCACCATGGCACAGAAAATCAAACTGGGCGCGCGCCCGAAAACTTTCGACAAGGACGTCGAAATCAAAATGCTCGACGGCTCGGTCGGTGCGATTCCCGCCGTCTTCAAATATCGAACTCGCACCGAGCTTGCCGAGCTTAACGACGAAATCCAAGGCAAGGCGCAAGCCCAAGAAGAGGCTGACACCGCCGCGCTCAAAGCCAAAATCGAGGGCAACGAGAAGGTCGAGCCGCTGAAGCAAGTCGATATCCTCGACCGCAACATCTCGCTCCAGGTGGACTTCGTGATGGAGGCACTGGAAGGTTGGGGCCTCGACGAGAAGTTCGGTCGTCCCGCGGTCCAGCAGCTGGCCGACGAACTGCCGGCCGCGATCCGCGCAATCATCGACACCTACCGCACTGCGATCAACGAAGGCCGCCTGGGAAACTAGCGGCCGTCGCCCGTGCCATGTACACCCCGGGCTCGTCGGAGGCTGAGCTCGAGGCGTCGGGCCTCACCGCCGAAGACCTCGAGTGGAACGCGGTAGAGGTGTGGCCCGAAAATGTCCGGGCCTATCGCTTGTTCACCGACCTTCAGACGCAGTGGCGCGTAGGCATGGGCGGGCCGACGGGCTTGGACTACGGCGTGATGTTCGCCATGATCGACCGCATGAAGCTGTCGCCGGAAGCGGCCGAGGAGCTTGAATACGACGTCCGGGCGATGGAGAGCGAGGCGCTGTCGGCAATGCATGAGAACAAGGGCTAGCGCGGCGGCGGAAGTTGGCCTCGCCGTTGAGACGATAGTAGACAGTGGGAGACGGTGTGAGACGATGCAATATGAGGTGAAAAGGTATTGATTATGATACTATTCTGACTCATAAAGTATCTTCCTCTAGAGCCATAACATGTACTACGCCTATAGCTTCAGCGACCCCCGTCGGGCTGCCGCGGAGGTTCTTCGCACGTACTGGGACGGCAGCCTCCCAATCAAAGTAGATCAAATTGCCGAGCGCATGGGCGTGCAGGTCGTGATGCAACCTGGGCAAAACTACCAGTACAGCGGATATTTCAGAGATGCGGCCGATAGCCCAACTGGTCGTCCGTTGATTGAGTACAACTCTGCGGATTCCTTCAATCGGCAGCGCTTCACCATCGCGCATGAGCTTGGTCACTATGTACTTCAACACGGTACCTCGCCCCGTGACTATCCTAATGCATTCTCGACAGGAACAAATGACCCTAAAGAGCGTGCGGCGAACCAGTTTGCAGCTGAAATCTTAATGCCTGCGGAAACGGTGCGGAATGCTGTGATGCGTGGCTACGCTTCGAATGTTGATGAGCTCGCTTCCATGTTCGGGGTGTCGACTCTGGCAATGGGATACCGGTTAGATAACATAGGAATGTTGGCATGAAGGGCGCAGCTGCAGGTACAGATTTGTCTGATGGAAAACTAGGGGCGAACCCCAAATTGCAGTTGAAAGTCGATCAAGGCCTGCCGCCAATCGTTGAGGATGTGCGGACTGTCCGCGTACTTCATTTTGGGGCATTAATAGCCACAGGCATTACGGTTCTGTTTATCCTGGGCCTTCTAACCGCGGTAGTTTGTGCCTTCACTACCAACCTGAAAAATTCGACCAAATTCATGGCGTTGGCAGTTAGTCAAACGCCTAGCTCGGATACGTCCGGTGACGATAGGATAATTCCAGGAAATTTCCGTAAGCTTGCCGTTTCTGATAAGGATGACTCGAAAGACGAAAAGTCGAAGGACGGCGCGAAGGAAAAAGGCGACGCTGATTCCAGGTCGATGAGCGATCGCGCGCACCTGTACAGCATGCTTTCCTCGTATCAGACGAGCATTAGCACTTCTTCAGTCGCCGTCATTTCGATTTTGGTCGTCGCAACGACTGTGATCGCTGTCTCTTTGCTGCGTGCGGCCTTGGACGTGAAGCCTCATGATCCATCTGCAGTACAGGCAAGACTAGAGCCTGCTCAGGTTGTGGCAGAGCCAGCCAAAGACTCCGGGATTACCTGGCCGGGATTTGAATTTGTGAAGAACGCTGCAGACGTCGTGCTATCTCTGTTCAGACGGAAGCCTGACTGATCGGAAAGCACACTTTGAGAAGGGCGCCATACGGCGCCCTTTTTGTTTTTGCCGAACGGCCTACTTCGCCGGTTTCTTGCGCGTGGCGCGCTTGCCTGGCAACTCGACGTTGTCTCCAACAACCAGGTCGGGATGCAAGTCTGCTGCGTGGGGTAGGGTTGCGTTGTCGCCGTCGCTCTCCGCTGCCTCCCCAATTACTTGGTTAAGTACTGGCGCATTTCGCCTCATTTCGAGAGCCGCCTTAGAGACCTGTTCGATTCTCGTCTGCATCTCGGCATCATAATCGTCAACCTTTTTCAGATGCGGAGTGGCCTGCCTAATGTACTTTTGGGCGAGGGCGCGATGCTCCAAATCTGAGCGTGCAAGTTGATCCAGGAGAAGCGCCCCGGCGTGACGTAGTGACTGTGCCAGTAGCCCGGCCTCAAGCTTGCTTATGGTGAGATCGATCTCGAGGTTCGCCAAATTCAAGTTGAGGCGTGCAATTGCCGTGATCAGCGCCGACTGGTCGCCTCCTGTAAAGGATGCTTCCAGGCGAGCGATGATCTCGGAATTCATCGATTTTGCCGATGCGTCTGCAGCCTCCTGCAGTTTCGCGTGGACGCTACGAGGTAAGCGCAGCGCAGTCTTCACATAGTCGTCTTGGGTAGCCATGCCGAAGATGGTACACACTGTGTATCAAAAGTGCCACCAAAATAGTACTTGCCTTCATTTTGAAGGCGGTGTAGCATCACTTCGTCGCCTTCAATTTGAAGGCATTAATCGGAGATGTAAATGGCAAGTGTGATCGCACCATTCGGCATACGACTCCCGCCTGAGCTCAAGCAATGGCTCGGCCAGCAAGCGCTTTCGAATCGTCGAAGCTTGAACAGCGAGATGATTAAGCGGCTCGAGGACAGCCGTAAGCGTGAGATGGGGGAAGAGAATGGAAAGGCGGAATAAAGAAAAAGCCCTCGAACTTGCTGGGGAGCGGTCGAGGGCTTTTGATGAATCCACAGACTAATGAGGAATCGAGATGAATACTAGCTCAAACGAAGCAAAGAATCAACAACTCGTTGCGCCAACGGCTCGCCGAGGCTTCATGCATAAAGTTGGCCAGGCCGTAGCGGCGATCGCTGCCAGCGCAGCAGTGCCAGCCCTTGCAGATCAAGCGAGCGCAGCGCAGGTGCGGCAATACACCGCACAAGGTTTTGTCGAGATGACGCCGATTGACCCAGTGCGGCAGCTGGGCGACTACCACCGCGCCCTCCTTACTCATATGTGCACCATGGCCGAGTTGATGCGGGAGTGGTACTCCGCAAACGACGACGAGATGCGCGAAGTCTGCCCGGAGTACCGTGGCGATCTGCACAACTTCATGTTCGAGACCTATGCATCGGCTCGTACGATTGCCAAGGCCGCAGGCATTGAAGTGAACATGGCTTATGTTGCTGAGTGCGGCGCGGCGTATCGCGCCAAGGCGATGGGAGGCGCAGCATGAGCGATTACAAGACAAACGGCGATGACTACTTGCTGAGCCCCGCTGCAGTGCTCGCTCTAGCAAGTGATGCTATCCACAGTCGCGATACCGGCTTAGCAGGAAAAATACGCGGAAAACTCATTGTGGAAGAGGTGATCGCGGCGGCTCGCGAAGCGCGTTTTGAGCAGGTAGATATCGTCGAAACGATGTTGCTGTCCGGCGCTCCGCCCTCTCGATTACTGCCGCTTTGCCGCGCGCTAACGGCGCGAATTGGCGGCGAAGAATTTGTCGCTGCGCTGCATCGTGCCGGCCTGAATATTCAAGCGTACGGAGGTTAGTCATGACTTCACTTACCGCTGTTACTGCAGTGACTGTGCCCGCCATAACGTGGCAGCAGGCCAAGGTCATAACGACGGAGATGCTGGCAAGGCTGTATGGCGCGGAAGAGGAGAGCATTCGAAAAAATTTCTCGCGCAATGCTGAGAGGTTCGAGGAGGGAAAGCACTATTTCAAGCTCGAAGGGGAATTGCTGAAGAACTTCAAGAACTGCGTACCTTTGAGTCACGCAGTTCCAAAGCACACGCGAAGCCTGACTCTCTGGACCGAGCGAGGCGCCGCGCGACATGCCAAGATGCTTGAAACCGAACAGGCTTGGGACGTCTTCGAGGCGCTTGAGGATAATTATTTCCGAGCGGATAGAGTGGTCGTTGAGTCGCCCGAGGAAAGGGCGCGACTGCGTCACGCCACTGCCGGGATTCATAAAGCGATGAATGAAATGCTGGTACGGCGCCGCACAAGGGATGGCAAGGAATGTGCTAAGCACCATTTCATGAATGAGGCCAAGCTAATTAACCACGTTTTGCTCGGTGCTTTCAAGGGCGTGGATCGCGATTCACTTAATCTGGTTCAGCTGGATATGCTGGCGAAGCTCGAAGCTCAGAACATGATGCTTTTAGCGGAGGGTGTCAGCTATGCCGATCGAAAGAAGCAGCTCGAGCAATTTGCGCTTGATCTTGCGGCCGCATCGCGCACTGCGAAGAAGATAATTGATGGGTAGTAAGAGAGGAGCTCCGAAAGGGGCTTTTCGTGTTGTCTATTTACTCTGAGGTAAGATATTGCACTCAACATAACAGGAGGGTGTAATGGTGCGATGCTTCGGAGTGGTGCTGGTATTTTTCTCTCTCACCTGCAATGCGGCGGATACGAAGTCACAGCCTCCAGCGGGCGGCTGCGACAATCTAGCTGCGGCTGTCGAGAGCGGGGCGAAAGAATTGTCGTTTATTCGCGTAGACGGAGCGGCCGATAACAGCGCTGCTCGGGAATCTAACCGTCAATTGCAGAAGGTTGTCGCTACAAACCTAATGCAAATGAACCTTAGCCTCATGCAGGCAAATCGTTGCAACTTGCCGAGGGTGCCGTTTTCCGACTCCTCGTACTATCTCAGCGCACTCAGCTGTTCTACCGCTTTACTGAAGTCTCAGTTGAATCAGGTAAGCGACTCTCCGGCAGAGTGCGACAGAAGCAAGTGGACGCGAATGAGCAACGAAAAGTGAAGTGAGCCAGCGAAAGCTGGCTTTTTTTAGCCGCCTTCGGGCGGCTTTTTTATTGGGTGAATGAATGGCCGACGAACGCCGAGTACAGCTTGTTGCCGAGGTGGACACAACCGGCACGCAGGAAGGTTTTAACCAGATCGGCCAGCAGGCTGACTCAATGGCTCAACGCGTCACCCAGGCGGGCACGCAGGCCGCCGCCGCCGTCACACAGGTAGCGCAGCAAGCGACTTCGACGGCGCAGCAGGTCACCCAGTCGGGCCAGCAGGCCGCAGCTGCTGTGACCAACGTCGGTGCAGGCGGTGCGACCGCTGCGCGAAACGTCGAGACATCGCAACGGTCGATCATTGCATCGATTCAGCGTGCCACCGTTGCGCTGCAAGCCGGCGGACGCCAGACCTCGCAGTACTACGAGCTCATGGCAAATCAGCGTGGCATTAATCCGAACGTACTGGCGCCGTATATCGCCCAGCTGCGCGCGGTCGAGCAGGCCCAGCAGCGAACCGCCGCGTCCGCAGGAGCATCTGCAGGCCAAATCGCGAATGCAATGCGGCTGGTGCCAGCGCAATTGAGTGACGTAGCAGTGCAGCTTGCCGGTGGCCAGTCGCCATTCCTAATCCTGCTGCAACAGGGTTCACAGCTCCGCGACTCGTTCGGTAGCATCCCTGCGACACTGCGCGGCGTTGCGACCTCGATCACCGGGATGATCAACCCCGCGACGCTGGCTGCTGCGGCGATCGGTGGGATCGCATACGCGTATCACGTCGGCAGCCAGGAAGCGGACGTCTACAACAAGGCGATCATCATGTCTGGTAACGCCGCTGGCGCGAGCGCGGGTCAGCTTGCCGACTACGCAGCATCGATTAGCCAGGTGGTCGGCACGCAGTTAGGCGCGGCAGCAGTGCTCGCTGAGCTCGCTGGTACCGGAGAAGTCGCTTCCGAGAACATGCGTGAATTCGGCGAAGTCACCGTCGCAGCGCAAAAGTACATCGGCGTCAGCACGCAGGACATGGCGAAGAACTTTGCCGACCTGGGTAAGACGCCCGTCCAGTCGCTTCTGAAGCTGGACGAGGCATACCATTTTTTGACATCGAGCACGCTCGCTCAGGTGAAAGCGCTGGAGCAGCAAGGCAAGAGTGACGAGGCTGCTGAGGTCGCGCAAAAGGCGTATGCGAATGCCTTCGCGTCGCGTGCCGAGCAGATGAAGGAAAGCCTGGGCAGCATCGAGCGCGCCTGGATGGGAGCTAAGGACAGTGCCGCACTGGCCTGGGACATGTTCCTCGGCGTCGGGCGCAAGAAGACCACCGCACAGCAACTGGCCGAAGTGCGTGAGCAAATCAAACTCGCCTCGGTGCCAGTTCCAGTTGGCGGCGGTGATCGGGGTGACGCCGCTGCGATGCGACAGGCTGCGGCAGGTTCCAACCTGCCCGAGTTGCAGCGGAAGGAGCGAGAACTGCAGTGGCAAGCCGATAAGGAGGCGTGGGACAACCAGCAGGCTGCAATCTCGGAGCGGCTGCGCAAGGCTGGCCTTGAGTGGGACACGATCATGGATGGCACGCTGTCCAAGGCAGAGCAGAAGAAAAACGCCATCCAGCGCGTTGTGAACATGGGTGTCGCTGCCGGCGCGTCGCAGGCCCAAATTGACGCTGCTAAGCGCAAGGTCGAGCAAGAATATGCCTCGCTCGACAATCCGGCGATCGCTCAGGCCGAGGCGCGCCGCGCGAAGCAAAAGGAAGTCCTGGACGGCGAGCTGCAAGACGTAGAAAGCCAGCGTAAGCGGTTGCTGCTTTCTGAGTCCGAATACATCGAAAAAAAGAAAGCCATCCAGCTGCAAGAGATTGACCTCGACATCGAAGGTGTTCGCCAGAAGGCTGCGGAGGACAAGAAGAAGGAAGACCAGTCCTCCTACCAGAAGGATCTGGGCGATCTGCAGGTGGCCATGCAGCGTCGGGTCAACATCATCAAGGGCGCGAGCAACGCTATCGAGGAGGTGAAGAGCGCGAATAAAAAAGCCGTCGATGAATTAGTGGCTGGATGGGATCGCCAAATCGCGCAAGAAACCGAGGGAGTTACTGAGGAGCTAAGCCTGTTTGGTCAGTCTGGTCAGGCGCGCCAAGTGGCTATCGCGCAGATGAAGATGGAGGCTGACGCACGTAAGTTGATCGACCAGCGCCGTCTCGCGAACGCCGCAATGAGCCAGCAAGAGATTGACGACCTGAAAGACCAGACAAAAGCCCGGCAGGACTTGCTAGGCACACTCATGTACCAGCGCGCTGCCGCCGAAGGCGCCCAGCAGCTCCTTGAGGAAAACGAGAAATTCGGCATCGAGTACATCGCTGACGCTAGGCAGCGCGCAATGGCCGAGTTGGCGATCGACGCGAAGAAGTGGCAAGACCTGATCCAAAACGCAGGCGACGGCACAGAAGCACAAAAGCGTCTGCAGCAGCAGTACGACATCTGGTATCAGAACCAGCTTCTCAAGCCGCAGCTCGATGCACAGAAAAAGGTGTGGGAGTCGGTCGAGTCGACCGCGCACGACACCTTTGTCAGCATCTTCGATAGCGGCAAATCGGTCTTCGACCGCTTGACCGACACGCTGAAGAACGGCTTGCTGGACTTGCTGTACCAGATGACGGTCAAGCAGTGGATTATCAACATTCAGGCAACGGCGGGGTTGAGTGGATTGACTACTGCGGCCGGAGAGGTCGGTAGTGCAGGAAGTGCGGCGGGCGGCGCGTCGAGCCTGGTCAATGGTGCGAGCGCGGCGCTTAACGTCTACAAGGGCATCGGGGCTGGCGCGATCAATCTTGCCGGCGGCGGTATCGCCGCTGTGGGCAACGCGATCGGCTCGACCTCTCTGTCGGCGTTTGGCGCGGGCTTTGCTGGCAATGCGGCGGGCACGATTGGCACGGCGGCCGAAAGCTTTGCTGGGGCGGGCATGGCGGCGGAGGCAAGTGCCGCTTCCTTTGGCGCAGCTGTCAGCGCGGCCCTGCCGTGGGTTGCTGGCGCAGTTGCCGTCGCCTCGCTCTGGAAGTCCGCCTTCGGGCATGGAGAAACGGAAGTTGCGGCGCAGGGCATTCGCGGAACCGTATCCGCATCGAGCTTGTCTGGTCAGAGCTACCAGAATCTGCACCAGGACGGAGGCTGGTTCAGCAGTGATCGGGACTGGGTGAAGTCGGCCGACTTTACGTCGGAAATGGTGAAGCAGTTCACCCAGGGCCTGTCGTCGTTAGAGAGCGCTTCAGCTGGCTTCGCGCAATCGTTGGGCGTCTCCGCAGACTGGCTCAAGGATTACAGCAAGACTTTCGACCTCGAGCTGACTGGCGACCAGACAAAGGATCAGCAGGTCATCGCTGACTTCTTTACCGGCGTTGGCGACGAGATTGCCAACAAGCTAGTGCCCAACATGTCGGAGCTGAGCAAGTCCGGCGAGTCGGCCTCTGCGGCACTTGAGCGGCTGGCTGGCGACTTCAAGGGGACTGACCAAGTCGCGCAACTGCTCGGCACGTCGGCTGAAAACCTGTTTGGCTCGACCGGACTGGCATCTGCGAAGGTGCGTGAGCAATTGATCGATGCCGCGGGCGGCCTGACGGTACTCGGCCAACAGGCAACGTTCTACAGCCAAAACTTCCTGACGGAGGCGGAACGTATCAAGCCAGTCTCGGAGGCGCTGAACAAGGCGCTCGGAGATCTGGGCCTAGCGGCGATTCCTACGACCCGTGAGCAGTTCAAGGGGCTTGTCGCTGATCTGATCTCATCGGGTGCGGCGGCGACGGCAGTCGGATCGAAGCAGTTGGAGTCCCTCCTGGCGTTGGGCGAAGCATTTGCGCAGGTCCATCCCGACTCATCGGGGGAACGCAAAGGGCTGCAAGATCAACTCGACGAACTGACCATGACGTCGACCCAGCTGCTGGCCAAACAACGTGATGCCCTCGACGAGAGCAACCGCGCGTTGTTCGACCAGGTCAACGTGACGAAGGAGCGGAAGGACCTCCAAGACCAGCTCGACGATTTGACGCTGTCTTCGACAGAAAAGCTGCAACGCCAACGTGATGCCCTCGACGAGAGCAACCGTGCGTTGTTCGACCAGGTCCAGGCGCTGAAGGCTGTCAAGGAATCGGCAACTACGTTGCTCGGGGGTGTCGATTCGGCATTCTCGGTGCTGCAAAAAGTAGTCACGCGCGAGAAAGCGCTGCTGCAGGAGAGGATCGACAGCGAGACCGAAGCCGTTACCCGGCTCAAATCTCTGACGGATTCGATCAGCAGCACGCTCGACAACATGTCGGTGTCCGGCTCCGATGCGATCGGGCGCCAGGCGGCGCAGGCGCAGATCAAGGCGGCATTGGCCTCGGTGCAGGGCGGCGCGCAGCTGTCCGATGACCAGATCAAGAACCTGGGCAAGGCGTTCAGCGCAGTCACCCAAGATTCGACGAAGCAGTTCGGATCGAAAGAAGACTACCTGTTCGACATGCTGACGACCCGCAACGACATCGCGCAACTCGGCGACGTCACGGGCGACCAGCTTTCGGCCGAAGAGAAATCGCTAGAACAGCTGAAGGACCAGTCCGAGGCGCTGGACAACATGCTGACGAAGGCGCAGGACCAGATCGACCTCCTGAAGGGCATCAGCACAACGGGTCTGTCGATCGAGCAAGCGCTTTACGGCTTGCAAACGTCCATCGTGGCCGCGCAGCAAAACTCTGTGGTCAGCGCAACCGAAGCCATCACCAAAGCTTACCAAGACGCGCTGGGTCGCAATCCGGACTCGGCCGGCATGGAGTTTTGGCAGGGCCAGGCAGCGGCCGGCACGTCGACCGCGGACATCGTCAAGGCAATCACGAACTCGTCAGAGGGCAAGCAGCAGACGCAGATTCAGCAGCTGTACCAAAGCCTGCTGGGCCGCTCGGCTGACGGCGCCGGCCTGTCGTTCTATATGAACAGCGGGGCGTCGATCTCCGACATCGCGAAAGCGATCAAGGACTCGGATGAGTACAAGTCGCTGCAGGGGATTCGTGGTTACGCCACCGGCGGCACGTTTGCAGGAGGACTCCGGATTGTTGGTGAAAATGGTCCGGAACTGGAGGCAACAGGCCCTTCGCGCATCTGGAGCAGTAGCCAGACTGCGGAGCTGCTGTCGCGCGCGTCGAGCCCATCGGGCAATAACGCGGCCCTGGTCGAAGCAGTCCGAGACCTGAAGTCCGAGAACGCACAGCAGCGCGGCGTGATCGAGCGGATGGCAAAGGATATGGCAGCTATGGCAAGCATCCTCAAGGGCGTCAGCCCGAACGGCACTTTCATCAAGACGAAGGCGTAAATGAGCGGCTACCTGAGCGTTCTGGTGCCGATTACCATCACCTCGGCGGTCTTGCTCAGCACGACCGCCGTGGGTGAGGGTTATCTCGCATGGGACAAAACCAAAACCTATGGCCTTGGCGACTACTGCTACAGCGCCGCCACGCAGCGGAACTATCGCAGCCTGGCCGCGAGCAATCTCAACAAGGATCCGACAGACGTCACGAACCGCACGGCCAGCGGGACGGCAACGACTTGGTGGCTGGATGTTGGGCCGCCGAATCAACTGGCGATGTTCGACAAGAAGATCGGCACGAAGACCAAGACAAGCGGTGATCTGACGCTCGTTTTGCGCCCCGGCCCTGTCAGCTCGCTTTACGTCGCTGGCGTGAGCGCCGGCGTGCTGAACGTGACGGTCCGTGACGCCACCGGTGGCGAGGTGGTGTTCACGTACAGCGGCTCGATGGAGGGCAGCGCTCCCGACGATTACTGGGAGTACTTCTTCGACCCATTTGAGCCGCTGACGGACATGCTCGTGACGGGTATTCCGCCCTATGGCACCGGCGAGGTCACGGTCTCGCTGACGAATGGCGGCGGCGGTGTGGAATGCGGCGCCCTGGCAGTCGGTGACGTGAAGGTGCTGGGGCAAACCCTGGCCGACGCGGAGGCCGAACCGGTTTCGTACGCGTACATCGACACGGACCAATGGGGCAATACCGACATCGTCGACGGCCCGTCCGCAACCAACCTGACCATGTCCGCAGTTACCGAAACGCGTGCCGACGGCGCGCGCGCACAGGCCATCGTGACCTCGCTGCTTGGCAAGCAAGCCTTCTGGTTCTGCTCCGACCGGCCGGACGCTGTGGGCCTGCGCACCTGGGGCCTTGGTACCGGCAAGTTCTCGTATGACGGCACTCGTTGCCATATTTCCATGACCGTAAAAGGGGGCATTTGATGCCGACGACTCCACCGTCAGTAACGCAGTTCTCGGGCGCTGCACCGCAGCGCAAGGACAAGTCGACTTTCTCCGATCGCTTCGATGCGTTCATCACCTGGTTCATCGCCTGCGTCGTGCAACTGCCGGCGCTCGCGCTGAACGTGTACAACAATGCGATCGATGCGTTCAACAGTGCTGTTGCGGCTGCACTGTCTGCGGCGACCGCGACATCGGCCGCTGCCGCCGCCCTGGCGACGTCCAACGCTGTTCCGTGGGCCAGTGGGGTGGTAGTGGCGCAAAACGCTGCGGTGATCAGTCAAGTGGATCGCCAGACGTACCGTCGCACGACGGCGACGGGCTCCGGTACCCTTGACCCGGCATTGGACGGCCCGAACTACGAGTGCATCAGTCGCGTGAAAAAGCGAACGACCTCGTTGGCCAGCACTTCGGCGCCTGCTCCAGATGCTTCGCTGGCCGACATCTACATCATCAACGCTCTCGCAGTCGCGGCGACGTTCGCTGCGCCGCTACAGACGGCCGGTCCCGCAGTTGAGGGGCAGACGCTGCTAATTCGTATCGAAGACAACGGCACCGCGCGAGCCCTTGCATGGCATGTCATGTATCGCGCATCGACCGATCTGCCGTTGCCAACCACGACGGTCGCCGGCAAGGTGCTGTATGTGGGCTTTGTCTACAGCGCAGTCGATTCGAAGTGGGATCTGCTGTCGGTGCTGAGCAACTTCTAAGGCAGAGATGGCAACTTACTATGCACTACCGACGCTCAGCGTGTGGGGATCCACGTCCGGTTGGTCGCTTACATCGGGCGGCGCTGATGCAGGCGTCGCGCCGGATACCGGCGATATTGCTATCTTCGATGCCAACTCTGGCCCAGCGCGAACGATCACCCTTGCATCATATTTCATCGCTAACCTGCAGAATTTGAGTGGCCGGACATTCACGTTTTCGGGAACGGCCGATTTCTACATTACTAGCGGCAGCACGGGGGCAATTGACCTGAGCAATTGCGTATTCCTGGTCCGGGTTTATATGTACGGGAATACATCGGGCGGCAGTAGAAACCTGCGGGCGGTAAACGCTTCCCTGCAAGATCTTACGATCCTGCTGGGGAGCATCACATTGCAATCTGATTTGCTGGTCAAGGGGACGCTTTCACTTTCGTCCGGCGCGACGACTGATGCCCTGCGAGCCGGACTTGTCGCCAACGGCTACACCGTCACTTTGGCCGCGTTTGCAACTAGTCTCACTGGTGGCGGAAGCAAGATGTCGACGCTCGACATGGGTACTGGTAACTGGATCGTAACGGGGCTCTCTGCCGATGGCGCGGCCTGGTGGGACTCGACAACGCTCAGTTCGTTTGCTGGTGCGAGTTCTACTCTGATTTTCCGTAACTCGTCTGGGGCGGCTCGCAGGGTCTACGTCAAGATCCCTGGAGGCACGCAGTTCGGGACTGTTTGGAACGACTGCGGCGGGATGATCAGTCTCAACTTGCAATACTCGAACAATGGCTCTTTGGTCCCGCGCGTGAATCTTCTGAAGGCCAGCCCGGGCTCAATTACGGAGATCGACACTGTATCGTCAGGGCTTCCCCTTTATGTGGGTAGCACTGAGATAAACGGCTCTGGCCTGCCGATTACGCTTCGTGGAATCAGACTTGGTACGAATGCAATCGCATATCTAACGGGTGTTGCCGGGGGCTTTCATACGCTCTTTTACGCAAACCTTTTGAACCTTTCGTTTGCTGCTCCGTCCGGCGTCAATTGGAGGGCGGTCCGGTCCACCAACAGCGGCTTCGTCACCGGTATGAACTTCACCAAAGACGCGGGATCGTTTTTCCCATTTATGTAAGGAGCTCCCATGTTCATCTACGAAGGGCAGGTGCTGAATCTGCTCGCCCCTTTGGTCTTGGGTGAAATTCAATACCCGGCTAATTGGTTCCTCGATACCGAAGCACGCCTCGAGGTGGGAATTGTCGAGGTGCCCGAACCAGTCGCGCCGCCGGTGGCCGATGGTCAGGAGGCGGTATTGACCGGTTTCAAGCAGTCGGAGGCGGGTGAATGGCTCCCGGCCTGGGATGTGCGCCAACTCCCACTCCCGCCCGGTGTGAGCGAAGAGGAATGCGAGCAGTTCATGCAAAGCATCCTCGACGCAAAGGCTCGCGAGCGCCGCTACGACGGCATCATTTCGCTCTGCACCTATGCGACCTCGACCATCTCGAAGTTTGCGGCCGAGGGCCAGGCCGGCGTGAAGTGGCGCGACGAGTTCTGGGCCTTCGGCTACGACCTCATGGCGAAAGTGAAAAGCGGCGAGGTGCCGGCGCCCACGCTGCCGGAACTTGCTGCGATGCTGCCGCAGTTGGAGTGGCCAGAGTGAGCCGCCTGCACGAAGTGCTTGTCGCGGTTGACCAGCTCGCGAATGCGATCCTCGGCGGTTACGCCGATGAGACCATTTCCGCGCGGTCCTGGCGCCTGCGAGCGCGACGGCCGTATGCCTGGATGCGGCCGCTCATCGACCAGCTGTTCTTCTGGCAGACAGACCACTGCAAGACCGCGTACGAATCCGAATGGGCGCGATCTCAGCTCCCGGCGGAATACCGCGACACCAACCCACCAAGCCCGCTCAAGCGGGTTTTTTTACGCCCGGACGTGACCGATGGCAGATCCGAATGATGGTGTGAGCAGCCCGGATGCTACCGTTCCGACGGGAACGGTGGTCTATATCGACCCGAGTGCGCTCATCAACGGCAACGGTTCGCTGGCCAGCCCCTACAACACCTGGGCGAGCGTACCGACGGGCGCCGGCGTGGTCTACAAGCAGAAGCGCGGAACCTGGTTCAGCGGGACGTTTCCGAGCCTGACGAGCGGCGCAAGCGGCAGCGTGACCACGGTGACGTCATATGGGGATGCCGGGAGTTGGTTGCTACCGCAACCGATCATCGGAGTCGGCGACGTCATCATGCCCGGCACGCTCAACGGCCCGAAGACCTTCATGAGGTGGTCCGACGTCGATTTGCGATGCGAGCGGTCGAGCATCGCCAGCGACACGCCGATCATGTGGCTGGGGAGCGACGTTGAGATCTCCGACTGCACGCTGACGACGAACCTGACAGCGCTCTACGGGGAGAAGTGCAGCCGTGTGCGGATCCTGCGCAACAAGATCCGCTGCGCGACGGCGAGCACGTCGACGGCTTCGATCAATGCCATCGTGCTGGCCGGCAGCCTGGCTCTCGACGACAACATCATCGACGGTAACGACATCGTCGTCGGAGACGGCGGGCCGGCCGGCGCACACGTGATCAAGGTGTCGGCCGCGGCGCCGATCACGAGCCTGCGGGTGACAAACAACAGGATCCGGACTGCAAGCGGCGTGCCGTCGCCGCACGCCGACAAGGCCGGCATCTACATCGGCTGGGCGAACGGAGAAAGCCTATTTGGCCCGACCGGTACCGATGCGGCAACGATCATCGTGTCTGGCAACGATGTCGCGAACCTGGTCGACGGCGTGTTCCTGTACACCTCGAGCAACGTCTGGGCCCACCACAACAAGCTGGATTACAACGGCAGCTTCGGTGTGCACGTCACCGGTAACGCAGCGCACCCGTCGAGCGGGTGCCTGATCGAGTGGAACAAATGCCGCTGGGCCGGTCGCAACCTGGCTCCGTTCTACGGGCGCGGGATCGAGCTGTCGGCCGGCAGTAAGCTCAATGCCTGCGTTGGCCAAGTGGTGCGCTTCAACGACTGCAGCTACGCCAAGAACTGGGGCGGCCCGCTCGACAACATCACCGAGGGCGTTGGCATTGGCCTGGACGATGCGACGAGCGGCTGTCAGGTGTACGGCAACCTCATTCGCGGCACGGAAGGCAACGCGATCCAGTTCTACGGCGGCACGACGGCGCCGGCGGACACCGGCGGTCACATGATCATCGGGAACTTCATCATCGACTGTGGCCTCGGCAGCTACCGGAACCGCCGGACCACGCCGGTTCTGACCGGTTGCGCAGCCATCAGCACGTCGAAAACTCTCGGCTCGCGGACGGTCATCGCCTACAACGTGATCATTGGCGGCACCGGGGCGGTTCGCTTCGACGGCACCAGCTCGAATGTTGAAATTTTCGGCAACGTGTTCAAGCGGCAGACGGTCTACGCCATCACCGCCGCCAGCGCTGCGGCGGTCCATGACAACTGCTACGACCCGTCTATCCCGAAGCAAATCGGCAATCTGACGATGGACGGCAACGGCACGCCCACGCCGGCGCTGCTGTCGACCGGCGGGACTGGCGACAAGACGGCGGCCGCCCTGGTCGACGATACGTTTGCCGCGCTTGCCGGCTCGCCGCTACTCGACATGATCTTCCGAAAGGGCGTGCCATTCGCGCCGCTGATGCTCGACCTGGTCGACGCATAACACAGGCCGCCCTCGGGCGGCTTTTTCGTATCACCTCCGCAGCAAAAACAAACAAGGTCCTGAACTGATGAATCAACTCTGGCAACAAGAAGCGGCGCGCCTCGGCATCCCCGGTCTTGCACAACTGGTCTCTGACCTGCGGGATGGCCAACTCGAACTGATGGCGCACATCGACGCGCTGAACACGAAGAGTGCGAAGCAGGAGGCGGCCATCACGCGACTGTTGGCTGGCTTCCCCGCGGACGACGTCGACGGCCACCGCCGCTATCACGAGTCTGTCATCGAGTGGCGAGAGCTCCGCAACAAGATGGTCCGCGAGGCGCTGCTGAAACTGGCCCAGGCGGGGACGCTGGCGGCTTTCGGCTGGCTCGCCCTGGCGATCTGGCAGGCCTTCAAGACGACGGTGACGAAATGATTTCGATTTCGCCGAATATGAAGGCCTTCTTGGCCATGATTGCGACGAGCGAGCTGGGTGCCCGGCTGCTGCTGGCTTCAGACAACGGCTACAACGTGCTGGTTGGCAGTACGCCAGACCATCCGCGGCTGTTCGCCAGCTACGCCGACCATCCGCGACAGCTGATCGACCTGCCGCGTCTGGGCATCAAATCGACCGCTGCCGGCCGCTACCAGCTCCTCGCGCGCTACTTCGACCCGTACAAGAAGCAGCTGGGCCTGCGCGACTTCTCGCCAGCGAGCCAGGATGCGATCGCTATCCAGCAAATCCGCGAGCGCGGCGCGCTGGCTGACATCGAGGCCGGTCGCTTCGATGACGCCGTGATGAAGTGCCGCCGTACCTGGGCGTCGCTCCCCGGCGCCGGTTACGGGCAGCACGAGAACCAGCTGGTCGACCTGCGCCTGGCATACCTGAAATCTGGAGGAAAACTCGCATGAAACAACGCGCCCGTATCGCATTCGAATTCCTCGCTGAACGCCTGAGCGAGCGGTCGACCTGGCAGGGAATCGGCTTTCTTCTGACACTGGTCGGGGCGAAGTGGGCCGCCGATCTGGATTGGGGGCAGGCTGCGGGCCTTGGCGGCATTGTGTCGGCCTTCCTGAAGATCGTTTTCCCGGACGCACCAAAGGTGACTGAGTGATGGAGCTGCTTTCGAAAAAGCTGCGCCGCACGGCGGCCGGTGACATCGCGTTCTGGTGTCCCGGCTGCGACGAGGCTCACATCATCGGCATCGGCGCGGGCGCCGGACCATCCTGGAGCTACAACGGCAACCCGGATGCTCCGACGTTTGCGCCGTCAGTCCTCGTGACGAGCGGCCACTATAGCCCGGGAGAGGGCGCTAAGGATTGCTGGTGCTCGTACCGGGCTCGACATCCGGAAGACCTCGATGCGTTCGAATGCTCCTGCTGCCACTCATTCGTAACCGACGGTCGAATCCAGTTCCTGAGCGACTGCACGCATGAACTCGCTGGCCAGACTGTCGATCTCCCGGATTGGAGTGCGAAATGATCGGCGCGCTGCTTTCTCGCTTCGGCGTGCCGCGCTGGGTAGCAATTACCGCGCTGTGCATCCTGGCCGCCGCCGGCGCGCTGGCGTACCGCGCGCACTTGATCAACCTGGGCATCAGCATCGAAGCCGTGCGCCGCGATGCAATCGACGCAGAGACCGCTCGGCAGGCCCGTGCCGCCCTGGCAGAGATAAATGGCCGGATCGCCACCGCGCAGGCCCAGCTCGCTGTCGCTCTGGAGCGCGTCAGCAAACTCAAATCGGACCTCGACAATGAAAAAGCCACTTCTACCGCGCTGCAGTCTGATCTTGCTGCTGGCCGCCGCAGGCTGTCAGTCGCCATCACCGGCACCTGCCGTCCTGCTCAAGCCGAACACGCTGAAGGTGCCGCCGCTGCCGGCCTGGATCCGGGAGGCGAGCCAGCAACCGCTGATCTCGATCCCCGAGCAGCAAGCGATCTTGAATGGGCGAGGTCGACCCGGAACGAAGCCATCGTCGCCGCCCAGGCCTGCATCGCAGCCTACGACGCCGTGAGCGCAGCAGCCGGCGCATCGCAGTAGCCGGTCGGCACATCGTAGCGCCGCTGGCCCGGTCCGCGGCGCTTGCGCGGCGATGTGAGCACGCGAAGGATGGTGGAGAAGTCGACTCCGTACTCCGCCATCGCCAGCGCGGCGATCTCGACGCCATGTGTTGAGCAGGTGGTCAATGAGGCGTCGATGACCAAAGCTGTTAGCCGATCTTTACGTTTTTCCATAGACATCAATTTAGCTGCCAGTTTGGAAGCGGCTGTTGATCGTCGTCAATTAAGTGACTGCCGGAATTAAATGACCAAAACCATCATCGACCCGAAGCTGATTGAGTTCGCCACCGTGCGGCAGATTGAATACATCGAAGCCATCGAGCGCGCCGGAAGCATGCGGGCCGCTGCGCGCGACCTGGGCGTGGCGAAGAATGCCGTGCAGGATGCCATGAACCGGCTGAAGGCATCCGCCAGCGCGCGCGGCTACGCTCCTGAGTACGACTTGCAGCACCCTGTCGCGCTAGGCCAGATGCTGAAGGGGACGTCGACACTGTACAAGGATGGGCAGCCTGTCATGCAGTGGGTGAAAACTCGCGCGGACGCTGCCCAGCTGGAAGAGATGATGCGCGCCGCGGCATTGGCGATGGCCGAAGAGCTGCCACGAGCGAAACCGGTCAAGGCGCCGTCCCTGACGAATGCGAAGCTCGCAAACGTCTTCACGCTGACCGACGCTCATGTTGGGGCGCTGTGCTGGCACCGCGAGAACCTAGACCCCAACGGGGACTGGGACCTGGCGATCGCCGAGCGCACGCTGGTCGGCTGCTTCGAGCACATGGTCAATGCCAGCCCGCCGGCCCGGACTGGCATCGTCGCGCAACTCGGTGATTTCCTTCACAGTGATGGGATGGGCATGATCGAGGGGCGTACGCCCACCTCTGGCCACGTTCTTAGCCAAGACGGTCGATTCCAGAAGGTTGTACAGACGGCCATCCGCATCCTGCGCCGTGTGATCGGCTTCGCCCTGCAGAAGCACGAACGAGTCGTCGTGCTGCTCGCCGAGGGCAACCATGACCTGGCAAGTTCGGTATGGCTGCGTGCGATGTTCCGCGCCTTGTACGAGAACGAGCCGCGGGTCGAGGTGATCGACTCCGAGCTGCCGTACTACGTCTACCAGCACGGCGAGACCATGCTCGCATGGCACCATGGCCACCTGAAGAAAAACGACCAGCTGCCACTGCTGTTCGCTTCTCAGTTCCCGAAAGTCTGGGGCGTCACGACCAAGCGATATGCCCACACAGGACACCGGCACCACCTCGAGGAAAAGGAGCACTCTGGTATGTCGGTGGTCCAGCATTCCACTCTGGTTGCTCGGGATGCTTACGCCGCTCGTGGCGGCTGGATGAGCGAGCGACAGTGTACGGCGATCACCTACCACAGTGAGTTTGGCCAGGTGTGCCGAAACACCGTCACGCCCGAGATGCTGGCTGCAGCTTAAGTGGGCGCCGCCGCGGCTCGGCGGGCATGGCAAGGACACGCGCAGCAACTTCAAGCGGCACGCCGCTCGCCGCCAGGGTGCACGATGCGGCAAGCCATCCGATGGCAGGCAGCAGAAGAAGTGTCAGGTCTACGCGACTGGCGGTCGCAAGATCGGTCCGGGGTTTCATCCAGCCAGAATACGGCAGCGGAAAGCGCGGGCGGTTGTCGGACCTCATACTGATATACTGTATAAAAGCACAGTATTTCTATGATGAAATCCAGACCACCGCCGCTCACGAGGGCGCAGCTCCGCGAAATTCAAGACCGCAACCGCCAGTCGCCCGACGTAATGGCACTGCTCTGGGAGGTCCATCGTCTCCGCGCTCACATCGTGCGAGCAGACCAGTTGCAGCGATCGATTACCAGTATAGGCGGCGGCCCAGGCGTCATCCTTGATGCGCTAAGAGACGAAATCAAGGACGAGCCCTGCGTGCTGGAGTTCCTGCGGCTGCCTGGGCACGTACTGAAGCCGCCGGCACCTCGTGGCGACGAAGATTCCGGCGCGGACCCAGCGCCGAAGAGTTGAGAGAACTGCTCATGCTGGCTGCGGCGGATTGCCATCCCAAGACTTGCCGTGTTCGCAAGCGGCGATGAACGCCGCCCATAGCTCCAGAGCTTGGCGACGCTCTGGGATCTCCTCACGAACATCGTAAATTCCTTCCATCCCTTTCAGGGTATGGTTCAATGCGAGCTCCGAAATCTCTCGGGACACGCCTAGATTTCGCATATGCCCTTTGGCCGTGCTGCGGGTATCGTGGGGCGTGAACCTCCGGGTGTCTAAGTCGCCGCGTTCAAATGCTCGATACAGAGCGGCCGATAGAGTCGATCGGCCCACATGCTGTCCCTCACGCCGCAGATCGCGGGCGGGCAATACCCACGGTGAGTCCTCTGCCATATGCTTCAAGGATCGGAACCAAGCCGCGACCGTTGGAGTCATGGGAACAAGGAATCCGACACGTGTTTTTACCGATTCGTCGGGAACGAACCAAGAGCCTTTTTCAAAGTCGACATGCTCCCAGCGGGCTTTCGCAAGCTCTACAGTTCGCACACACGTGGCCAGCATAATTTTTAGCGCCAAGGCATTTTCGGCTCCGAGTCCATGAATCGACGCAAGCAGGTTCCGTAATTCGCTTTCCTGGAGCATAACCCGTTTCCGTATTGCAGGACGGGGGCCGATAAGCGCTGTGATTCTGATGCCGACGGCCGGGTTGACTTTGATCAATTGGCGCCCAATTGCGTGATCGAAAAGCTGAGACGTGGTCGCCAGGATGCGCTTCTGCATAATCCAACTGCGGCCCGAACGTTCAAGCATGTCGACTATCGCTTCGGGAGACACTGCTGCTACCTCGTGCGCGCCCAGGCGAGGCAGTATCACTTTCTCAAGATCCCAGCGCTTTGCCTTCACGGTGCCGGTCGCAAGCTTGCCAGCGCTCAGCACCTTTGTGCTCAGATCGTCCGCCAGACGACGAACTGTCCAAGAGCTGCGGAGCCTCATTCGCTCCGTACGTTTCTGCGCCGCAGGATCCTGTCCTTTATCGACAGACACCCTATGCTCACTGGCTAGTTTTCGCGCGGCTGCCAAACTAAGATCAGGGTAGTTCCCTAAGGTCAGCTCTCTTGCGCGCCCCTCACGCATATACCGTAAAATCCAAGAAGCCGTGCCGGCCTTCGACAAGGTAAATGTCAGTCCCGCTCCGTCCGACTTGGCCATGGCCTCACCGGCCGCCACCCACCGACGAATCTGCATATCGCTAAGCAGATTCGCTCCTCGCTTGGCCAT